AGATTACGGCGAATTAGCATTAAACTATGCTGATGGAAAATTGTACTTTAAAAATGCAGCAAATGCAATTAAAAGTTTTACAATTGATGACTCTGTTGTAACTCTCACTGGCACACAAACTCTTACCAACAAAACTCTTACATCACCAACTATTAATGGTGGTGCATTGTCTGGCACTTTTACAGGTGCAATTACCCTTTCCGATACAACTGCTTCCACTTCAACGACTACTGGTGCGTTAAAGGTTGGTGGTGGTCTTGGTGTAGCTGGCACAATCTATGCTGATATTGTTCGTTCTGTAAATAATGGTGCTGGTACCAACTACGCAGTTGGCGATGATGCTTGGATAGGCGATATAAACCAATCTAATACTATCGGTATTAGAGGGCAGCAAGACTCAACTAAAGGTTATATTGTATTTGGTGGTTCTAACAGTACAAACTATATTGGTCGCGATGGAACAAATCCTCTAACAGTAACAGGACAATTTGCAGTTAATAGTGGAACTGTTACTGGTGCTAATGCTGTCGCCTTACAGATTAGTGGTTATGCTAATAAGGGTGGTACTGGTTACCATGATTTTCTTAGCGTAACCAATTCATACGCAACTGCTACAAACCCAAATAAATTTTTCCGTCTTAATAGCACTGGTAATCTAGAGATTATCAATAGTGCTTATACCTCAAGCATTTTTTCAGTAACTGATGCAGGTGCTGTATCATTTGGTGGTACTACATTTCCAACTTCAACAGGAACTAATGGGCAAGTTTTAACAGCCAATGGAAGTGGCGGATCAAGTTGGACGACTGTATCAGGTGTTGGTGGAGGTGGTACTACCACAAATCCATTGACCATTGGTACTGGTTTATCTGGTACTTCATTTAATGGTTCTACTGCAGTAACAATCGCAATTGATTCTACTGTTGCTACATTAACTGGCACTCAGACATTAACAAATAAAACATTTACTGGAAATGTTAATACGAATAGTAATTTAAAAATAAATTGCTTAGATGGATATTTTACTGTTCAACAAAATAATGCTTCTTGGACAACCAGTACAGATCATCCAATTATTAAATGGAACTATAACGCAACTTATGATGACCATTTGTATCTTGCATCTGGTGGTAATCAAGCTGTTAGTGGACAATCAGTATTAGTAATTTCTGAAAATAGTGGTTTGTTATTTGGTCGGGGAGATAATGCTTCTGTAACTACACTTGGTACAAAATATTTTCAGATAACAAATACTGGTAATGTTGGAATTGGCACTGTTTCAGCACCATCTTCAATACTTGAAACAGAACAAAATACAACATCTACAACATCCCTTACTATTACCAACAGTAATACTGGTAATAACATAACAAAGTCATCAAGTATAAACTTTAGACTTACTGATTCTCTTGGAACTAGAAAAGATGCTGCTTACATCACAGCTATACCAATTAATTTTGACTCATCTACTGGAGATCATCTAACATTTTCAACAAGAACATTGGACTCTACTCCAACTGAAAAAGTTAGAATTACTAATAATGGAGATGTTGGTATTGGTACAACTAATCCTGGGTATAAACTTGAAGTTAATGGCGCATTTGCTGCAACAACTAAATCGTTCGTAATACCACACCCAACAAAAGAGGGAATGAAACTTCGTTATGGATCTTTAGAAGGTCCAGAAAACGGAATCTATATTAGAGGTAGATGTAAAGAATCTATTATAGAACTACCAGAATACTGGGCAAAATTAGTGGATGCAGAAAGTATTTCTGTAAATCTTACACCAGTTGGAAGCCATCAGAATTTATTTGTTGAAAAAATTGAAGACAATAAAATCTATATCAAAAACAGTAATGTCTTAAATAGAACTATTGATTGTTTCTTTGTAGTTTATGCAGAGAGAAGTGATGTTGAAAAACTAAAGGTTGAATATGCTGCTTAATATCAAAATTAATAAAGAAACACTAGAAGTATTTACCAATGATGCTGGAGTTGTTATTAATAACATTTCAGATAATGGTACAGAACTAGAAATTGAAATTAGCAAACCAGAATCAGAGATTGAATATCCATGGCAACAATAACATCAGCACAATCTGGAAACTTTAATGCCACTTCTACATGGGTAGGTGGAGTTGTGCCTGTTAATAATGATTCATTTATTATTGCTACAGGTCATACTGTAACATATAATGTTACCACACCAGTTACAACTGGATTTCAAGACAGTAATATTTTTGGAATACTACAATCTCAATCTGGAGCAACTACTGTTCTTAGAATGAATGGTAGATTACAAGTTAGAACAAACGGCACTTATCATGCTCGTGCTGGTCATACATTACAGTTTAGAGGAACAGCAGCAGAGTCACATATTTTTTATGCAGTAGGAGAAACTGGAGCGAATGTTATTATGGAAGGTAGTGATGGTATGCCTGTTACTACTTTAGCATCAGGTGTTAATGAACGAGCAACAAGTTTTGCTTTTACTTCCGCTACAAATTTTGCGGTGGGTGAATGGTTTGCAGTTTTTAATAATACAACTGCTCAAGCAGGAAACGCTGGTGCTGCTACATTAAGAGATGAAGGTTTCTGGATTCACGATATTGATGGTAATACAGTTTACTTTAGACAATTTGTTGGACCAGAGTCTACAGTTGTTTCTTCCTCTGGGTCGCAATTAGTTGTCGCCAATTCAAAAGTATTCCGTGTTGGTCAAATAATTATTTTTGGTACAGGCGCAAATAGAAATGTTCACACGATTACTGGAATTGATTATAAAATTCATACATTAACACTATCTGCTACTGTTACTGGAACTGTTACTGGTTTAACAGTATATGAAACTGGTACAGATAAAATTCACGCAACTGGTGATAAAATAAGAAAGTGTGCTACTGTTACTACAACATCTTCATTGGCTGCAGCGACAACAATTACAGTTGCTAATGCAAATATGTTTGTTGCTGGTAATGATATTTGGATTGAAGCCAGAAGCGAGGCAGGAGGTTCAACCGATTTTTATTACACCACATATGGTAATGAAACTCCAGGTCCAAGATATAAACATACTATTCAATCCGTTGCTGGAAATGTTATTACGCTTACCGCAGCAATTGGTTATAATGTGGTTTCTGGTGCACTAGTAAATCGTTTAACGAGAGATGTTGTCGTAGAACCTATTACACCAAATGTGGATTTTTATGGATTTTACATTGAATCTGGTGGAACCAACTATACTAGAGCAGTAATCCTTAAAGATGTTTACTTTAAATACTGTGGGAGTGGTCAAGGTCAAGTAGAAGGTGGCATCTATATTCGTGAGGGAAACTGGAAAGCAAATGTAAGTTTACCTGCAGGTATAACATTGACATCAACAGTTCCAGCATACTCACAACAAGCATGGTATGAAGGTGTCACAATGACTGGATCTAACTCTACTCGAGATTGGGGTGGATTTTGGGTTCGTGGTAGATATGACCAAATAAGATGTTGCCATGTTCAAGGATCATTCAATAGTTCATATGGACTTTATTATCGTGAAGGGCAAGCCCTTTACAACAGTATCGCAGTTGGTAGTAACGCATGGGGACCAAGGCTGGAAGGTGTGACTGAGTGGGGTGAAATTGGATATGTTTATGTATCTCGTTGCGAACGAGGTGGAAGATTCCAAATGTACGATACTAATCTGGGACATCACCACTACATTACGGATGCTACATACAGAGCATATTCTTTAGGTCAAAGTGCATTTAGAGGATTTTATAAACATAAAAACACTGGATGTAGAGGAGGTATTGAACATGATGCCACTGCTGGTCCAATGGTTTTATATTATTCCATATTACAATTTCCAAGTGCATATGGTTTGTTAAATAATGGATTAAGAGGGCAATATCACGCACAGCAAATTGACCGTAGTCATGGCAACTCTTATGTTAATATGATTGAGTATAATATGGAATACGATGGAATATACCAATCAGGTTATATTTCTCAAAGACTTTGGGATTCTGCTGAGGATGCTTGGAGAGTTTATAATATTGCCGATGGAGCTGATTATGGGTGCGGATGGATGGAAACAGTATTTGTGCCAGCAGGAGTTACCGTAAGAGCCAGAGCAAGACTTAAATTAGCCACAGGATATTCTGGAACTTTACCGCTTTTTGAATGTAGAGATGTTATTGGTGGTGTTGGTCCAAATCAACTTGCTAATTCTGGTGGATATTGGAGTTCTTATTTTTCAGGTGGTACTACATCTATTCGTTTTACTTCTGCTGCAGCTTCAGCATACGAAACAAAAGATATAACAATAACTGCAGTACCATTCCCAAGAACTTTACACTTTGGAGTCCATCAAGAAAGTGCTGATCAATCTGAGGGATGGTGGTTAAAAGACATTATTGTTTTACTCGATAAACCATATGCAGTTTCCAGATTCAATACAGCTAATAGCGATGTATCTGGTCAAGCATTAGTTGGTGTTGGAAGTTCTCTAACAGAATCAAAAATTAGAATCGGCGGAAGAATAAACTAAAATGCCAAGAAATGTAATTATAACACCAGCTACTGGTTTAATAGATTTTAGAGACGATGCGGGAAACATTGACGCATTCATTCAACTCGATACTTCTGGCAATCTTAATATTTCCAATACTGGAGGTAACTTATCATTAGGTAACACTGCGACTGATGTTTATATCGGCGATGGTGTTAATAGTGTTGATATTATTTTTGAGCAAAATGGCGACATTCGTGCGTTAGCTGGTAAAACATTAACTCTGGGTCAGTCTGATAGTAATATTACTGTCGCTTCTCCAACTACATTTAATTCTACTGTTACATCAAATAATCTTACTGTTAATGGTATACTAAGTGCAACTAATGTTAAAGACGGATATACTACTACTGTAACTTCAGGTGGAGTAACTGCATTAACTTCTGCAAGCAATCACTATCAAAGATTTACAGGTTCGCTTAACCACACAATTGTTTTACCTTCTACAAGCACACTATCAACAGGTGTTACTTATAGTATTGAAAATGCTTCTAGTGGTCAATTAACTATAACCTCTTTTGGCGCATCTCTAGTTACGACTGTAATTTCAGGAACTACTATTACATGTATGTGTATTGGCACTACATTAAATACAGCAGCAGATTGGGATCCAGAATATACTGAATTTGCTGCTATCACTGGTACTGGAGGTGTTGTATTAAGTACTTCTCCATCTATTTCAGGAATAACAGTAACTGGGGCGATGTCTCTTTCTGGTACTAGTACTTCTACTTCATCGTTTCATACTAATCAAACATCTGGAACATTAACATTAGGTGGTACTAGTGGTACTGGAACTATTACTATCGGTCGTTCTACAGTAACTCAACAAACTGATATTCAAGCTGGTGCAACAGCATCAGGTAATACCAAGACACTAAACATTGGTACATCTGGTTTATCAGGTTCTACTACCAATATTGCTATTGGCTCTGCAGTTTCTGGTGCTTCTAGCACAACTACTGTTAATAATATACTCGCAGCTCCAGGACAAATTCTTACTGGAGGTCCCAATACATTTGTTCGAGATTATGCTTCTGGATTTAGCACTACACATACCCCAATATTTCCTCAAGAAATAGGTAGATTTACTCTTAATGGTAACTCTCATAACATTTCAATTATAGGCGAAATTCGAGGTGCTACTGGAGCAACGAGTGGTGTTACTAGATTTGTTTTACATGTACGATCAAATACACTTCCTTCTAAATCATTTCAGTTATTCGAAGAAGAAATAACAAATCTTGGGCAAATAATTCGTGTTCGTGTTTATGAAAATACTGCAACTGGTCTCGTTGTAATAGGTTACTCTTCCACAAACGAAATTCAAAATATTGGATGGTCTTTAAAAGTTCAAGAGCGTGGCAATTATAATTATTTACAGCAAGTTAGTGCTCTTACTGCAATAGATACTACATCGCTAACTGAAATTCTTACAACTTCTAACGCAGTTCGTACTTTAACAGGATCGTTATCAGTAGCAGGGCAATTAACATCTACTGTAGCAACAGGTACAGCACCATTAGCTGTTACCTCTACAACTCGTGTAGCAAATTTAAATGTGGCTACAGCTGGTACTGCCGATACGCTAACAAATGCTAGAACTATTAATGGTGTATCATTTAATGGTTCTGCTAATATTACTGTTACTGCTAATACTACTAATGCTTTAACAATTGGTACTGGATTAAGTGGAACATCCTTTAATGGTGGCAGTGCTGTAACAATCGCAATTGATTCTACGGTAGCCACATTAACTGGGTCTCAAACATTAACAAATAAAACAATTGATGGTTCCAATAACACCATTTCAAACATAAGCGTGGCATCTGGCGGTACTGGAACTGCCACTGGTTCTATCACTGGAACTGCTGCACTAACTTTTACTGCTGCAGCTGGTAACAATAATGTAAACTTGGTTCCAACAGGAACAGGTACTGTTGATGTCGCTTCAAAACGCATTACCAACTTAGCTGAACCTACTCAAACAACTGATGCTGCTACTAAAAATTATGTTGATTCATTCCAGCAAGGATTACATATTCATGCATCATGTGATGCAGCAACTACCAATACATTGGCTACTCTTTCTGGTGGTTCAGTAACATACGCTAATGGTACTGCTGGTGTTGGTGCTACATTAACTTTAGGAGTTGCGTTGGCGACTCTTGATGGTGTAACGCTGTCCAATGGAATGCGTATCCTTGTTAAGAATGAATCAAACCAAATACATAATGGAATATACATAAGAACATCATCAACTGTTCTGACTCGTGCTACAGACTTTGATACTGGAGCTGAAATTGCAGGTGGCGATTTTACATATGTTACTAATGGTACTGTTAATAACAGTAGTGGTTGGGTTCAGATTGATGAAGTGACAACAGTGGGTTCTGATGCCATTGCTTTTCAACAATTCTCTGGTGCAGGTACTTATACAGCTGGAACAGGTTTAACATTAACAGGTTCTACATTCTCTGTTGATTCTACTGTTGCTACATTAACTGGCGCACAAACACTCACCAATAAAACTCTTTCTTCAGCAATATTAACTGGCACGCTTACTGCTGGTGGTGGTGTTGGAACTAATGGACAAGTTCTTCAGTCAACTGGAACTGGTGTTCAATGGGCAACAAGTTCTGGCGGTGCTGTAGATTCTGCAATATTTGGAGCAAATGCTCAATCAGATTTAGGATTAGTGACTGATCTGGTTGTAACTTTATCAGAAGATCTTGGTTTAGTTACTGATGTTCCAGCTCTATCATTCTACAACCTAGGATCTCTGGTTGTGGATGGTATTGTTTCGCTAAATAATTTGGATCAGTCTGTTAAAGCAGACTACATTTCTTATGCAATTATTTTTGGATTCTAAAGGATCATAAATGGCTCGCCAACTCATTGAAAAGTATATTTTTACACCTGGTTTAGCAAACGCTGGCACAGTTAAATTTCCAGGTAAGGTTGATGAAACTCAACTATTAATTATTACAAATAAAACTACACAAGAGAACATCTATGCTCTTGGCGATCCTACTCGTTCTGGGACAGTTTCATACAATTCTTTAGATAATACAACTTTTTTCTCAGAACAGGATGGTGTTACAACAGTAACATTATCAAGAGATACTTCTGCGATGCTATCTACTCACAAGATAGCAGTTTATACTGATGCGCCAAAACATGTTGGTAACATTATTCGCCCATACGCTTTCGGTGTTGATGCTATTGAAAGAATCCGTGTTTCAAATCCGCAATCGTTAATTGATGCTGACTTTGAATATGGTTTACAAACAACCAAGTGGCAGAACTATTCTGACATTCGTGGTGTTCCAGGAATTTATGAAAAACCTGGACTTGATATTTTCTTATCTGGAGTTACAACAGATGGTGCGTCGCCATCAACTATTACCGTAACAACTTCTGTTGCTCATGGATTAGCTGTAAATGATGCTGTTATTGTTTATGGTTTAGGAAACACCAGCACTTCAGCTCGAGCTGAAGGTGCTTTCGTTGTTGCTTCTGTTCCATCTTCAACTTCATTTACTTATTTTGCTAAAGGTATTGTTGGTACGAATGGATTGTCTCTGTTTACTGGAATTACCTATGCTCGTCGTGGCGGTTTCTATACTGGATCTTCGCTACCACTAGCAACAGTTACATCTAATGGAGCAAACCCATCAACAATTACAGTAACATGTTCTGCAAATCATGGTCTAGTTGCTGGTGCTCCACTAGTCGGTATTGCAAGTTCAGTCGGAACAAACCACTCACTATTAACTGGAAATTTCTTTGCTGAATCAGTTCCTTCTTCCACTACATTTACATTTACTGCTCGTGTTGGTGGAGCAGTAGCATCTGCTGGTATCGCTATGACAATGTTTACTCGTTCAGATGCATATGTTTTACATCGACCATTCGATGGTGGTGTTACCATATCAAATTTTGTTCCTTCACATGGCGCATCGGTTTCTCGTCAAACTAAAAAATACATGCGTTACCAATCAGGTAAGGGTGTTCTTTGGACATCAGGTGTTTCTTTAAATCCTATTATTAACCTTGATCAAATTTCTGCATCTGGAACAACTGTTGGTTCAACAATTACTGTTACTACAGAATTAGATCACTCTCTACAAGTTGGAGCCACTGTTGTTATTTCAGGAGTTGTCACTTCTGGTTACAACGGAACATATGGTGTTAGTACAGTTACTGGAGAAAATACCTTTACAGTTATTGCATCTGGTGTACTGGGATCTGCCACTGCAGTTATTACAAATATTCCTCGTGTTACAGTTAGAAATTGGCATGGAGCATCGGTTCGTGTTGGACCATTCGATGATCAAAACGGATTGTTCTGGGAATTTGATGGTCAAGAATTAGCAGTTGTTAAACGATCTGGCACTTTCCAGTTGTCTGGATTCGTTTCAGTAACAGCAGGTTCTCAAGCAGTGTCAGGAACAAATACTAGATTCACACAACAATTAAAAGTTGGCGATAATATTATTATTCGTGGTATGACATACAAGATTGGTAGTATTGCCAGCGATACAGCATTGACAGTTAATCCAGAGTATCGTGGTGTTAGTAACGCATCGGGAATTAAAATTGCAGCTGTTATCGACCAAAGAATTCCACAATCTCAGTTTAATACAGATAAAATAGATGGCACAGGTATTTCAGGATATAATATGAATCTTAACAAAATGCAAATGTTAGGTATTTCATTCTCTTGGTATGGTGCTGGTTTTATTGACTTTATGTGTCGTGGTCCAGATGGTAATATGATTCTTGTTCATCGGTTAAAACAAAATAACGTAAATGATGAAGCATATATGCGTACAGGTAATACTGTAGTTCGATATCAAACAATTAATGAATCTGCTATTGGAAGATTAGACGAGGACTTAGATACAAGTGAAACTTCTATCGATTTGGTAGACGCAAGTCGTTTCCCATCTACTGGTGGTGTTATTTTAATCGGAAATGAAGTTATTCCATATACTGGTAAAACAGGAAATACATTAACTGGTTGTACTCGTGGTGGAAGTTTCTCTATGTTTATTGGTGGATCAACTAAAACATTTAGTGGCGGTGCAGCTGCAACACATTCCAGAGGTAATGGATTCACATCAGTAACATTAATAAGTTGTACTGCAGCACCACAGTTAAATCACTGGGGTTCTTCTTATATTATGGATGGTGGATTTGATACTGATCGTGGTTACTTCTTTAACTATGCAGCAGTTAATCAAACATTCACTGCCAACCAATCCAAAACAGTATTCTTTTTAAGATTGGCTCCATCCGTGTCAAATTCAATTTCTGGTAATTTGGGCGATAGAGATTTAATTAACAGATCTCAGTTATTGTTACAAAGACTTCAGATAACATCAACACAAAATGTACAAGTATATGGTATTTTAAATCCTGGAAATATTGATGCATCCTCTTTAACTTGGACATCAGTTAATACTTTTGCACTTGGTTCACAACCATCGTTTGCGCAGATATCTACAAGCAATACTACTGCAGCGACTCCAGGCGAACAAAACTTTTCAACCCTTGCGCAGATTAATGGCTTCGCTGAAATTAATTTGACCGAGTTGAAAGAATTAACTAATGCTGCAATTGGTGGTTATTCTAACTATCCAGATGGTCCAGATGTGCTGGCAGTAGTTGTTAGAAACCTTTCAGCTTCTTCTGCCACATGTAATATTAACTTATTCTGGTCAGAAGCGCAAGCATAAATATATCGAAAGAGGAATTTTAAATGGCAACCCAAGTACAGTTTAGACGAGGAACTACTACCCAGAACAATGCGTTCACTGGAGCAGTTGGTGAGATAACTTACGACACAGAAGTTAAAACACTAAGACTCCATGATGGTAGCACACCTGGTGGTGGCGCGATCGTTACCGTAAATGCTGGAACCCAAACCCTTACAAATAAAACGCTATCCACTAATTCATCGTGGCAGGGTAACTCAATTGGATTATTATATGGTGGTACTAATGCCAGTCTTACTGCCACGGCTGGAGCCATTGCTTATTCGACTGCAGCTGCACTAGCATTAACTTCTGCTGGAACTTCTGGTCAAGTATTAATTTCTGCTGGTTCTTCTGCTCCTACTTGGCTCTCCCCAGGATCTTTAACTGTTGGAACTGCTGCTACAGCAACAACAGCTACTAATATTGCAGGTGGTTCTGCTGGTCAGCTCGTAATTCAACTTGACGCAAACCAAACTACATTTATTACTGCAGGTGCTGCTGGTACATTTTTGCAGTCAACTGGTGCTTCTACTCCACCAACTTTCGCTGCTGGTAATATTACTATTGGTAATACCACTGTTTCGTTCGGAGCAACTTCAACAACTCTTACTGGTTTAACAGCAATTGATTCTACTGCTGGCGCAACTTCTTTCTTTGCTACATCGACTTCTCCTGTAGCATTTGCTGGAGCGACTACTTTAACAATTGGTTATGGTAGCACGGCATCTTCTACAACCAATATTTCTACTGGTGCCGTAGGTTCTGGCAATACTAAAACAATTAACATTGGTACTGGTAGTGCTGCTGGATCGACCACAAATATTAATCTTGGCGATGCAGATGGTGGTACAGTTACAGTTAATAAAGACTTAGTTGTTTCTGGTAATTTAACTGTCAATGGTACTACAACAACAATCAATTCAACTACACTTGATATTGATGATTTAAATATTACAGTCGCTAGTGGTGCTGCTAATGCTGCAGCTGCCAATGGTGCTGGTCTTACTGTTGATGGCGCATCTGCTACATTACTGTATATTTCAGCATCAGATTCATGGCAATTAAATAAACATTTAACTACTTCACTGACTACGCAGAATGTATTCAATACAACTGCTACAACAGTAAATGCTTTCGGTGCTGCTACTGCAATATCGCTGGGTGCTGCAACTGGAACTTTAACTTTAAATAATCCGACCATAACAGCAACAAATTCAAATGTCAGATTTAACTCTCTTGGTATTGGAACTGCTGCGTCAGGAACTGCTGGACAAATCCGTGCAACAGATACAATTACTGCATACTATTCTGATGACAGATTAAAAACTAAGACTGGTAATATTGAAAATGCATTAGAAAAAATTATATCCCTTAACGGATTTCATTATCATGCTAACGAAACTGCAGTTGCTTTAGGATATAATGCTTCCAAAGAAGAAGTTGGATTATCAGCCCAACAAGTTCAAGCAGTCCTACCTCAAGTTGTTGTTCCAGCTCCAATCGATGAACAGTATTTGACTATTCAATATGAGCGTCTTATTCCGTTATTAGTTGAAGCCATTAAAGAACAACAAAAACAAATTGATGAACTTAAACAAAAGTTAGGAAATTAATATGGCAGTTAATTCAAGAGCAACATTGTCAGAATATTGCCTAAGAGCATTAGGAGCTCCAGTACTTGAGATAAATGTGGATGATGACCAGTTAGAAGATCGTATTGATGAAGCATTAGAAGTTTTTAGATTATACCACTATGATGGTATTGAAAAAATTTACTTAAAACATAAAATTACTGCTTCAGAATTAAATATTACTGGATCTAATGCTGCCTCTTTTGCTGGTTCTTCCAAAATTACTGGGGCAACTTCTGGTGCTACGGCAACAGTTGAATCGGCCAAAGACAGTAACACTTTATACATTTCTAGAACTGTTGGAACTTTTGTTGCAAACGAAACCATATCCAATCCAGATGGAACTACTGCCACATTAACAGCTTCTAGTTTTTATATTCCTGGCGATATCGATAATGGTTGGATTCCAATTCCAGATTTAGTGTATGGTGTGTCAAGAGTATTGCCACTCTATCAAGGAACATCTTCTTCTCGTTCTATTTTTGATCTACAATATCAACTTAGATTAAACGATTTGTATGATTTGTCAAGCACTTCATTAATTTACTATACCACAGTAATGAGCCATTTGGCTACACTAGATTTAATATTAAATGGCAAACCAATCTATCGTTTCAATCGTTTGATGGATAAACTGTACATCGATGTTGACTGGAAATCAATTAATAAAATAAACATTGGTGATTACTTTGTTGTTGAAGCGTATCGTGCTTTGGATCCAACTGAGTTTGTAAAAGTCTGGAACGAGCCATGGCTTAAAAAATATACAACAGCTCTGTTTAAAAAACAATGGGCAACAAATCTTAAAAAGTTTTCTGGTTTACAACTTCCAGGTGGTGTAACTTTAGATGGTAATTCTTTATATAATGAAGCGATGCAGGAAATTATTGCACTAGAAGACGAAATTCAAAACAAGTCTGCTCCGTTAGACTTTTTCCTAGGATAGAATGTGGCTAGAAATGTATACTTCTCTCAAGGAACTGCCAACGAACAATATCTAATTGAAGATATTATCGTAGAATCACTGCAGGTATATGGGCAAGATTTTTATTATATTCCAAGAACTCTTGTAGCCAAAGATAATATCCTTGGTGAAGATCGCTTGTCAGAATTTAAACAGGCTTATGGTATAGAAATGTACCTAGAAAATGTTGATGGGTTTGAGGGACAGGGAGCATTTATTCAAAAGTTTGGTTTGATGATGGAACAATCAGCAACATTAACAGTTGCTCGTCGTCGTTGGGATCAACTTGTTGGAAGATTTAATCAGGCTCAATTACCAAATAGACCTTGCGAGGGAGATCTACTATACTTCCCTTTAACCAAAGGGTTATTTGAAATTAAGTTTGTGCAACATCAAAATCCTTTCTATCAGCTTGGTAAATTGTATGTTTACAAATTACAAGTTGAACTCTTCCAGTATGCTTCTGAACATATTGATACTGGTCTGAAAGATATTGATGTGTTCGAAACACTCAAATCTTATGATACCAGTTATCCAAGAAATGCTACTGGTTCTGTTACTTCCATAACGATGACTCGAGCAGGAACAGGATATACAACTACCCCGACTGTTACATTAACTGGTGGCGGTGGAACACAAGCGTTTTCTCCAGCTGTTCTAACACCAACACTTACTAATGGTTCAATTTCTTTACTCATTACAAATGTTGGTACTGGATACGATACTGCTCCGACAGTAACAATTGGAACTCAGTGGGTTGCTAATGGAACAGTAAGCACAAATGCTCAAGTATTTTATTTAAATAGATTATATACAGCTGTAATCGGTGGAACATTTGGTTCTACTGCGCCAACGCATACAACAGGATCTCAAGTTAATGGATCTACTACTTTGTCATACGCTGGCGTGTCGGCTGCTGCAACAGTTAGTATTGAACCAAATCCAGATTTACCACAATCTTATGGTGATAATATTAAATTTAAAAATGAAGCCAGCGATTTAGTATTTGATACTAACAACCCATTTGGAGAAATCCAGTAATGTTAAATATTCCTCCATTTTATCACGGACTTACTCGAAAAGTTATTGTTGCTTTTGGTAGTATGTTTAGCAATATTAAAATTGAAAGAGCAGATAACGATGGTGTAGTTCAACAAACAGTTATTGTTCCACTAGCATATGCTCCAAAAGAAAAATGGTTGGTTCGTGTTGAACAAGATCCGACATTAGAAAGAAACACTTATACAATTTTACCTAGAATGTCTTTTGAAATTACAGGAATGAACTACGACCCTCTTCGTAAAGTTAATCGTATGTCTCAAGTATCTTGTTATAGAGCGAATGGAGCAAATCCAGCTACATTAAAACAGATGTATTCGCCTGTTCCTTATAATATTGATATCTCACTTTATGTTTTAACTAAAACTCAAGAAGACGCTTTACAAATTGTTGAACAAATTTTGCCATATTTTACTCCAGAATTTACATTAAGTATTAATGCTATTCCTGATATGAGTGTTGCTCTTGATATTCCTATAATTTTAAACAGTGTAGCAGTTCAAGATGACTACGATGGAGATTTTCAAACTCGTAGATTTGTAACTTATACATTAAACTTTACATTGAAAACAAACTTCTTTGGTCCAGTTGGTGAACAAGGTCCAATTAAAACTGTGTTTATTGATAAACTTTCACAACCTGGAAGAAAATATACAGCAGCTGGTAATTTTGAAACTGGTGCTATTACGGAAACTTGGCAAGACGCATTCTAAATGGCTCAAATATATAATGCAAATCCAAATTTAAAAGCAATTGGTGTTCCTGTTGAGTTTACTCCCGAACAGGTTCAAGAATACATCAAGTGTAAAACTGACTATATTTACTTTATTGAAACTTATTGTCAGATTGTTACACTGGATAAAGGGCTACAACCTTTTAAATTATACGATTGTCAGAAAAGAAAACTGAATATCATTCATGAGAATCGTAAAGTTATTCTTATGGAAGGTCGTCAGCAAGGTAAAACAACTACCTCTGCTGCATACATTCTTTGGTATACGATATTTCAAGATGCTAAAAATGTGGCGATTCTGGCAAACAAAGCAACTGCTGCTAGAGAAGTTCTTGCTCGTTACCAAACTATGTATGAAGGATTGCCAATCTGGCTTCAACAAGGTGTTAAATCTTGGAACAAAGGTGATATTGAATTAGAAAATGGATCTAAAGTATTTACCTCGGCTACTTCTACATCAGGTATTCGTGGTAAATCTGTAAACTTACTTTATGTTGACGAAGCTGCAATTATTCCAAATACTGTTGCTGAACAATTTTTTACTTCTGTTTATCCAACTATTTCTGCTGGCGAAACAACAAAGATTCTACTAAGTTCTACTCCTCTTGGATATAATCATTTCTGGAAGTTCTGGAATGATGCCGAGAATAAACGAAATGGATTTGTAAATTGTTTTATTCCCTACTGGGAAATTCCAGGTCGCGATGAGCGATGGGCTGAAGAACAGAAAGCAATTCTTGGTGATTTAAAATATAACCAAGAGGTTCTTTGTAAGTTTTTAGGTTCTGCTTTAACATTAGTAAATGCCGATACAATTGGTAGAATGTCTCCAACTTATCCTGTGTATCAGAAAGATGGATTAGATGTATTTGAGGAACCAATTTATGAAATTGACACTGGAAGTATTGACAAATTTGGTAAACCAGTAGTTAAACCACCCCATTCTTATTGTATTATTGTTGATACGGCAAAGGGTGTTGGTGGTGATTATTCAGCATTTTCGGTTATCGATATTACCGAGGCTCCCTACAAACAGGTTGCCAAATATCGTAAAAATGATATATCACCTTTGTTGTATCCAAATGTAATCTTTAAGGTAGCAAAAGAATACAACATGGCTTATATTTTAGTGGAGATAAATAGTAGCGAGCAGGTTGCTTCTATTCTGCACCATGAGTTAGAATATGAAAACATCTTATTTGTAAACAGAAATACCACTGGGCAAGCTGTTTCAGGTGGATTCGGTGGTGGTAAAGCCCAATTAGGTGTTGTGACAGATAGAAAAGTAAAACGAATTGGTTGTATGAACTTTAAAACTCTGTTGGAAGAACAGAAATTGTTAATTCCAGATGCAGATACTATTTCAGAGATTACGACTTTTATTGAATCTAGAGGTTCTTACGCTGCAGATGATGGATACACTGACGATTTAGTTATGACTCTAGTTCTTTTTGGTTGGCTAACAACCCAGCCATATTTTAAAGACTTAAATGATATAAACATGAGGGAACTAATTTATAGATCCCGTATTAAAATGATTGAGGATGAATTAACCCCATTTGGTTTTATTAGCGATGGACAGAGTTCGGAAGAACCAGTCCTACACAACTTTTAAAAAGTTGATTTTACTAAATAATCTAGTGAATGCTCAAACTCAAATGGCACAAACAAATAACATGTACATGTAACAAGGAGAATTACAATGCCTTTTCAACTTAGTCCAGGTGTTGCAGTCGTAGAAAAAGACTTTTCATCAATCGTTCCAGCAGTTAGTTCTTCTGTTGGTGCCTTTGCAGGTTCTTTTGCTTGGGGTCCAGTATTGCAACCAGTTACAGTTTCTTCGGAAAATGTTTTGGTTCAGCAATTCGGAAAACCTAACGACTCCAACTTCGCTTCATTTTTTTCAGCAGCAAACTTCTTATCGTATGCTAATAATCTGTTGCTGGTTCGTGCAGATTCTACCAATGGTAAAAATGCTGTTTCTACACCAACAGGTGGTTTAGCAACTGTAACAGTTGGAACTGCAGGTTCTGGTTACAGTTCTACTGATGCTGCCCCTGCCGTAACAGTAAGTGCTCCAGATGAAGCTGGTGGTACTCAAGCTGTTGTAACAGTTACACTTTCTGGCGGTGCTATTACTGCTGTTGCTGTTACTAGTGGCGGATCTGGTTACTCAGCTGCTCCAAATATAAACATTTCTGCACCTAGTGGCGGATCTGGAGCAACCTTTACTGTAAATATGGTCGGTTCTGCGCCAAACCAATCTGTGGGTACAATTACAGTTGTCGGTGGTGGTTCAGGTTATAAAGGAACTGTTACTGCTACAGTTAGCGCAGGAAATGCTACTCTTGGAGCAGTTACTATTGGCTCATCAAGTATTTCTTCTGCAACAATTGTTACTGCTGGTACTGGTTATTCTGCTGCTCCAACAATTACTGTAGCAGCTCCTCCATCAGGAGTTACTGCTTTATTGAACAGAACTGTTGCTACTGCTGGAGTTAAAATTAGAAACTCTGAACACTATCTATCATCGTTCTCAACAGGAGCTGCTGTTACTGGAGAATTTGCTGCTAAGTTCCCAGGATCGCTTGGAAATTCATTAAAAGTTTCTTATGCTGATGCAACAACTTTTGCAGCTTGGACATATAAAGCTGAATTTGATGCTGCTCCAGGAACTTCTACTTACGCTGCTAGTGTAGGTGGTGCTGATGACGAATTACACATTATTGTTATAGACGAAGATGGCGAGTGGACTGGAACTCGAGGTGCTATATTAGAAAAATATGCATTCGTTTCTAAAGCTGGTGATGGTAAAAAGCCAGATGGAACAAACAATCACTATAAAGATGTAATTAATGCAAACTCAGATTATATTTGGTGGACTGATTATCCTGCCAGTTCTGACTGGGGAACAAGTGCATCAAGCAATACATTTACAGCATTAGTTTCTGCTGTATCATTAAGTTTATCTGGTGGTGTTGATGATTTTGCAATGACTGCTGGTCAACAACAAGCTGCATATGCTCTGTTTGCTAATGCTGAACTCTATGATGTAAGTTTGATTATTGCTGGTAAAGCAAATGCTGCGACTGCTAGGATTATTGCTGACTTGGCTCAGACTCGTGCTGACTGTGTTGCCTTTATTTCTCCAGAAGATAATTCTACTGGTAATGTTATTATCGGTAACTCCTCAACAGAAACTGATGCTATCGTAACATTCCGCAATGCTGTCAATGTGATTCATTCTTATGCTGTTATTGACTCAGGATTCAAATATCAATACGATCGCTATAACGACAAATATCGTTATGTCCCATTAAATGCTGATGTGGCAGGTTTGTGTGCTCGTACTGATTACACTAATGACCCATGGTATTCTCCAGGTGGATATAATCGTGGTCAGATTAAGAATGTTGTTCGTTTGGCTCACAATCCAGACAAAACAAATCGCGACACTCTGTATAAAGCTGGTGTTAATCCAGTTGTTTCATTCCCAGGTCAAGGAATTGTTCTGTTCGGCGATAAAACAATGCAGACTAAACCAAGCGCATTTGATCGTATTAATGTCCGTCGTCTGTTTATTGTTCTTGAAAAAGCGATTGCAACTGCTGCTAAATTCCAGTTGTTCGAATTCAACGATGGATTTACTCGTGCGCAATTTAAGAACTTAGTAGAACCATTCCTCCGAGATGTTCAAGGTCGTCGTGGTATTATTGATTTCCGTGTTAAGTGCGACGATACTAATAACACTGGTGAAGTTATTGATCGCAACGAATTTGTTGCTGATATCTTTATTAAGCCAAATCGCTCTATCAACTACATTACTCTGAACTTTGTTGCTGCTCGCTCTTCTGCGAACTTCACAGAGATCGGTGGTTAATGACTAAATAGAGAAAAAGGAGATACCAAATGGCAAATATTGCTGATTTTAAAGCCCAGTTGATTGGTGGCGGTGCTCGCCCTAATCAATTCCGAGTGGACTTAACATTCCCTAACTATGTAACTCTAGGTGCAATTGCTGGTTTACAAGGTCAATTCCTTTGTAAAGCAACCACATTACCAACTTCTCTATTAGAGAATATTGGTATTCAATATCGTGGTCGTCAAATTAATTTTGCTGGCGAGCGTACTTTTGAACAGTGGCAAATTACTGTGTATAATGATACAACTTTCAATATTAGAAATGCTTTTGAAGTCTGGTCAAACGGAATTCAAAACAATTCTTCAACTTTAGGTCGTGTAAATCCTCGCGATTATCAAGTTGATTTGTCAGTTAATCAATTAGATCGTAATGGTTCTACTGTTAAAAACTATTTGTTCCGTGATGCATATCCAGTGGCCATCGGTCCAGTTGGATTGGATTATGAAACAACTAACCAAATTGAAACATTTGATGTGACATTCCAATACAATTACTGGACTTCGAACACTTCTACTGAAGGTGCTGCCTTTGGCGTTAATGCTACAGTCAATACTCCAGTTGGTTCGTTCCCACTCCCACTCTAATCCAATTAGGATTGGGGTAGGATTTTAACTTGAGGTTATATAATGGCTGAATTATTCGGTTTTGAAATAAGTCGTAAAAAGGCAAAAGAGCTACCTTCAGTGGTAGCTCCAACTGCTGATGATGGATCAACAGTAACCAGTTCGGTTAATGCTGGTGCATATTATTCTCTAGTCGTAGACTTAGAGGGTATTGTTAAAAATGAAAACGATCTTATTCGCAGATATCGAGAAGTCGCTCAGTATCCAGATTGTGATACAGCGATCGATGACATTGTGAATGAGGCAATTGTTGTAGAAGAAGATAGTGAAGCAGTCAAGTTAGTTACTGACGATGTAAATGTTTCAGATAATATTAAAAAGAAAATTCGCGAAGAATTTGATGAAGTATTAAATTTACTCAGATTTAGCGAAAAAGGACATGATCTTTTTAGACAGTGGTATATTGATGGAAGATTAAACTTTCATATTTTAATTGACGAAAAGAATCCAAGAAATGGTATTCAAGAGTTAAGACCAATTGATCCTCGCAAGATTCGTAGGATTAAGAATGTTAAAAAAGAGAAAAGTAATAAAGGTGTTGAGGTTGTTGTAGCCGTAGAAGAATACTACATCTACAATGACAAAGGAATTACAGAACAAACAACTCAGGGTGTTAGATTAACTCTTGACTCTGTGTTATACTGTGGTTCTGGTATGGTTGATTTAAATACTGGTATGATGTTATCATATTTGCATAAAGCAATTAAACCAGTGAATCAATTAAAAATGATTGAGGACGCTGTAGTAATTTATCGAATCAGCCGTGCTCCTGAGCGCAGAATATTTTATGTTGATGTGGGTAATCTGCCAAAAATAAAAGCAGAGCAATATGTTAATGATTTGATGAATCGTTATAAGAATAAAATTGTTTACGATGCAAACACTGGCGAAGTAAGAGATGATCGTAAACATTTGTCTATGCTTGAAGATTTTTGGATGCCACGAAGAGAAGGTGGTAAAGGTACAGAGATTACAACACTTCCAGGTGGTCAAAATCTTGGTGATATCCAAGATATCCAGTATTTCCAAACTAAATTATACCAAGCATTAAATGTACCAACAAGTAGACTACAGTCTGATACTGGATTTACTCTTGGTCGTTCGACAGAAATTAGTCGTGATGAATTAAAGTTTCAAAAATATATTGCAAGGTTACGCAAAAAGTTTAGTGGTTTGTTTAATGATGCATTAAAGATTCAATTAATTGCCAAAGGTGTTATTAATGAAGCTGACTGGGATCTTATCAAGAAAGATATCCGTTATGACTTTATGAAAGATAATGCTTTTGCTGAGTTAAAAGATTCAGAATTATTGACTCAAAGATTGCAAGCATTACAAATGATTGAACCATATATTGGAAAATTTTATTCAGTTGATTGGGTTAAGAAAAATGTTCTTCGTATGTCGGAAGAACAAATTGAAGACATTGAAGACCAGATTGAAGTTGAAGGTAATTATCAAATGTCTAATGCTCAACAACAAGGTGCTATGATGGGTATGCAACAAGTTGCCCAACAGCAAGAATTAGAAAACGCTGGGATGGGTCAACCTGAACAGCAGAAACAATAACTAGGAGATATAAATGAGTACTCGTGATTTGATTGACGCAATTGAAACTGGTGAAACTACAAAGATTGAAGCCAGCTTTAATGACATTATGGTTGCTAAAGTTTCTGAAAGATTAGATGCTATGCGCAACGATATGTCCCAAAATATGTTTAGAGCTCCAGAAGCTGTAGAAGAAATTTCTGACGAACAAGTATCTGATGAAGTAGAAACTCAAACAGAAGAAGAAACTGCTGAAGAGAATGAGTAAATCGTTTTCATCATTTAAACGGCAAGTCCTAGAGCAATCGGGACTTGCGCAAACACTTTTAATTTATGGCGAAGATGTAAAAATTACAGCAGAGAATGAAGTGTTTGTAAATAATCATTATGTAAAAACTTTGAACACATTAGAAGAGGCAAGAGAATACGCTAAAAAATATATTGAAGATACTAAACTATTAGAAAATATTGATAATACGATCCCAGAAGAAAAGGTTGCACAATATATAAGACACTATCATAATATCGATAAGATTACAGATACTCTTGTAGAATCATACATAGAACTTGCCTCTTCTAATATGTTTACAGTTGATCCAGTAGTTACTGCGATTAAAGAATCCAAAACAGCAGAGTTTGCTGGAAAACTACAGTACGAATTAAACGATGGTTCTGTAGTTGCAATAGATGAAGATACTCAATTAATGCTAAATAATATATTAGCAGATAAAAATGAAATTGTTGAATATATGCGCGAAAGCAAAAACAACTTCATTAGAATTATAAAAGATCTCGGAGAATAAGATGCCTGTTACAAAGACTATATTAAAGTGCACCAATAACGAAACAGTTGTTAAGGTTGCTGGAACTGCTGCAACAGCTACTATTGATTTACAAACTGATTGTGTAGCTACTACTGATGAAGTAGCTGGTGCAACTCAAACAGTAAATATCGCTCAGTTACAATATACTGGGTTGCCTTCTTCAACGATTACTGTTACTAGAAATTCAGTTAATATCTTTACTATTGGTGCTGAGGGTGAAGGAACTATCGACCTCGGAACAGGCAATGGTATAGCTGACACAATTCAAAACACTCAAGATATTAGTGTTGCAATCGCTGGTGCTGAAGCCCAGTGTTATTTGGTTCTCCGTAAGATTAGTGGATATGCTTCTAAAGTTGAAAACTCTACTTATGGTGCTTACGACGATCCAACTCGTGTTGGTGCTTCGACTACTATGTCGGGTTCTCCAGATAAGGTATAAAACTATGAAACTTATTAGAGAAGTATTAGAAACTACAAACTGTGTCATCGAAGAAAAAGTCGGTGGCAAAAAGAATTATTTTATTGAAGGCATTTTCCTTCAGTCAGAAATTACAAATCGTAACAACCGCATGTACAAAGAAGGTATAATGGACAAAGAAGTCGGTCGTTACATGAAGGAATATGTAGAAAAGAATCGTGCCTACGGCGAACTTGGTCATCCAGAAACACCATCTATTAACTTAGATCGTGTATCCCATTTGATTGTTGATCTCCGTAAAGAAGGCAAAAATTATGTAGGTAAAGCCAAAATCCTAGAAACTCCAATGGGTATGATCGCTAGAGGTCTACTTGATGGTGGTGCTAATCTTGGTGTGTCTAGCCGAGCAATGGGTTCACTCCGCACTAATAATGAGGGTGTTCAAATTGTTCAGGACGACTTTATGTTATCTACGGCAGCAGATATTGTTGCCGACCCATCAGCTCCAGATGCATTCGTAAGAGGTATCATGGAAGGCAAAGAATGGGTATTTGTTGATGGAAAGTTTGTGGAAAAAAATATCGAGGAAGCAAAATATGCTATTAAGAGAGCTTCTTCTAGTCAGTTAGAGGAAGCAAAGATTCTCGCTTTCCAGAGTTTTCTGAGTAAAATCAGATAAATAATAAATAAATACATAGAACTATCCAGTTAGGAGATAACGATGTCAATCGAACAAAAAATCGCTGAAATGTTAGCAGAGTCAAAGGCAAAAACTGCCTTGATTTCTGAAGAAGTTTCTGAGGAAACCTTAGAAGAAGGCAATGTAGTTACAGCAAACGCTTCGGCTCAAGAGCCAAGCAATATCGCTGCGATTGCTAAGTCTGACGGAGTCACCAGTGTTGAAGGTGATGAAGAGAACAATGCTAAAAACGCCACTCAAAAGCAAGATGCTGCACAAGTTGCTAAGAAGTCTAGCAATGTAGCCAATGCTAAAGCGACTGCTCCAGAAGCAAGTCACATTGCTGGTGTTAAAGAAGACATTGATGCTTTGATGAATGGAGAAGAACTCTCTGAAGATTTCAAAGCAAAAGCAACTACAATTTTCGAAGCAGCAGTTATGACTCGTGTAAAAGCGGAAACTGCTCGTTTGGAAGAAGCGTATGAATCAAAACTTCTTGAAGAAGTTGAGAGCATTAAAGAGGGTCTTGTTGAAAAAGTTGATGGATATCTCGGCTATATTGTCGAGCAGTGGGTGCAAGAGAATGAGTTAGCCCTTGAATCTGGTATGAAGTCTGAAATCATGGAGTCTTTCATTGAAGGTATGAAGTCTTTGTTTGCTGAACACTATATTGAAGTTCCAGAAGAGAAGTTCGATGTGTTAGGCGATTTACAAGAGACTGTAGAAGCCCTCGAAGCAAAACTTGATGAGCAAGTAGAAAAGAATATTGAATTAACCAAAGCAATTAATGAGCAAAAGCGTGAAGATGCAATTACTCAAACTGCTTCTGGTTTAACAGATACTGACTCTGAGAAATTCAAAGCATTAGCTGAAGAATTATCATACGAAGATTCTGAAACATTCGCTACTAAGTTACAGACAATTCGTGAGAATTATTTTGGTGGTAAAAAGCAAGTAACTGAAGTTAAATCAGTTGTTAGCGATACACCTATTGAAACTCTAACCGAGACTGCACCTGTAGATCCTTCTGTTAAGAAGTATCTTTCTGCACTCGACAAACTCAAATAAACAAAAAGGAATAAAACATGTCTAATTTAGACCGCCAAGCCCTTATTAAGAAATGGGCACCGATCCTTGAGCATGATGCATTGCCATCAATCAAGGACAACTACCGTAAGGAAGTTACTGCTGTTCTTTTGGAGAACCAAGAACGCGAATCAATGAAGTCCCAAGAGGCTTTGTTTGAAACTCACGCCAACGCTGCAGGTGCTATGCCTGACACTGGTGCTGTTGCTAAGTTTGATCCAGTATTGATCAGCTTGGTTCGTCGTGCTGCTCCACAAATGATCGCTTATGACATCTGCGGTGTACAACCAATGACTCAACCAACTGGCTTGATCTTCGCTATGAAGTCACGCTATGCTACTCAAGGTGGTACTGAGGCTTTATTCAACGAAGCTGATACAGACTTCGCTGGTGCTTCTTCTCCTGCTCACGCTGGTAGCAATCCAGTTGATGGCACTTACACTACTGGTGTTGGCCAAACTACTACTGATGCTGAAGCTGGTACACGCTTTAACGAAATGGCTTTCTCAATCGAGAAGACTTCTGTTACTGCTAAGACTCGTCAATTAAAAGCAGAATACACTGTTGAATTGGCACAAGACTTGAAGTCTGTTCATGGTCTTGACGCTGAAGGCGAATTGAGCAACATTCTCTCTACTGAGATTCTCGCTGAAATCAATCGCGAAGTTCTCCGTACTATCTACACTACTGCTAAAGCTGGTGCACAAATCGGTACTACTACTGCTGGTACTTTCGACTTGGATACTGACTCTAATGGTCGTTGGTCTGTTGAGAAGTTCAAAGGCTTGTTGTTCCAAATCGAGCGTGATGCTAATGCGATTGCTCAACAAACTCGTCGTGGTAAAGGTAACTTTATCATCTGTTCTTCAGATGTAGCTTCTGCTTTGGCAATGGCTGGTGTTCTTGACTATGCTCCTGCATTGTCTACCAACTTAAATGTTGACGAAGCATCTACTACTTTTGCTGGTGTATTGAATGGTCGTTATAAAGTTTATGTTGACCCATTCTCTGCTAACCAATCAGCTTCACAGTTCTTTACTGTTGGCTACAAAGGTACTTCTGCTTTTGATGCTGGTTTGTTCTATTGCCCATACGTACCACTCCAGTTGGTTCGTGCTGTAGACCCATCTACATTCCAACCAAAGATTGGCTTTAAGACTCGTTATGGTATGGTTGCTAACCCATTCGTTTCATTGGATGGCACAGGTGGCTTGACTGCTAATGAGAACTACTACTACCGTCGTGTTAAAGTTACTAACTTGATGTAATAGTTAGAAACCTACGTAAGATAGGTAATTTAAAGAGGGGTCTTCGGATCCCTCTTTTTTTCTTATAAATAACTATATGGCTCAAATACTCGCATGTCCCGTACCATCAAATCTTAATCCATTATCTCCTAATGGGTTCAAGTTCAACATCGAAAAATTAGGTGAGGTAGAATACTTCTGTCAAGAAGTTAATATACCAGGAATAACTATTGGGGATCCAGTTTTGGCTAACCCATTCCGTGCTATTCCTCTTCCTGGAGATCACTTAACTTATGATACTTTAAATATTAAATTCTTAATCGATGCAAATATGGAAAACTATATTGCTATTCATAATTGGATAGTGGCACTAGGATTCCCTGAAGACTATAATCAATACATTGATTACATAAACACAAATCAATTTGGTGTGTTGAGCGAACTTGCAAAAAGTTATTCTGATGCTACTTTGCAAATATTATCTGGTGCCAATACACCAGTCAAAACATTAAACTTTAGAGATCTTGTTCCAAGAAGTATTGGTTCACTTACTTTCCAATCAACAAACCAAGATGTTCTGTATCTCGTTGGTGATGCAACATTTAGTTTCTCTTACTACACCTTTGCATAAAAACTTGCTATAAATTTGATTTTAGTGTATAATTATAGTATACACTTGGGGATATTATGACACTTGAAGAACTACAAAATGCTTGGGCTGATGATTGCATCATTGATGATAACCATCTTGATCGCGAATCTGTCAATACAGCAAAACTCCACTCAAAATATTTGAATCATCTAATCGCCTATAAACTTAAATTGGCAAAGATGAAGTCAGATTACAACACACTCAGACAACAAAAGTTTCGTTACTATCGTGGCGAACTTACTAGAGAAGAACTATCTTTATTAGGTTGGGAACAGTGGCAAGGAATCAAACCACTTAAGAATGAGATGGATGAATTTCTCTCTGGAGATAGCGATCTAAATAAATTAGAAATTAAAGCAAACTATATTCAAAACATTGTTGACTTTCTGGAATCCGTGATGAACCAGATTAAAGCAAGAGATTGGCAAATCCGCAACTCCATTGAATGGAAAAAGTTTATTAGTGGCGCATGAAAATAACAGTTGAAAAATTAGACGAAGTTCATGTTAGAGTTTTCTCTAACGATCCGTCAGTAGAGCAAGAACTATCAGACTTCTTTACCTTTGAGTATCCAGGTGCTAGGTTTACACCTCAGTATCGAGCAAGGTTGTGGGATGGTAAGGTTCGTATGTATGATCAGTTACGTAAGACTTTATATGTTGGTCTTATGAATTATGTGATTGATTTTTGCGAACGAAATGAATATGATTTATTAATGCCGAACGATTTAATGACTCGTTCAGGTGTTACATCAAATGAAGTGTTTGAGTTTGCCAAATGGTTAAATCCTCATGGTCATGGTAAACCAATTGAGATTCGTGACTATCAAATTGAAGCAGTTACTGAAGCATTAGATCGCAACAGAATTTTACTTCTATCCCCTACCGCATCAGGTAAATCCTTTATCATATATACAACCATGCGATGGCATCTAGAAAACAATCGCAAGTGTATTATTATTGTTCCAACAACATCTTTAGTCGAGCAACTATACGCTGACTTTGAAGATTATTCTTCTGCTAATGGTTGGAAAACAAATCGTCATGTACAAAAATTATACAGTGGGTTCACTAAAGATATCTCTGCCGATGTGTTAATTACAACATGGCAGTCTGTGTACAAACAACCGAAACAATGGTTCTCTCAGTTTGATGTAATTTTCGGAGACGAAGCCCACCAGTTTAAAGCCAATTCTCTTACAACTGTTATGGGTAAATTGACTCATGTTAAATATAGGATTGGAACAACAGGAACACTGGATAACAAGAAAATACATAAATTAGTTCTTGAAGGAATCTTCGGTCCAACCCATAGAGTTACAACAACTAAAGAGTTAATGGATGCTGGGACGCTCGCCAAACTAAATATTACATGTATACTATTAAAATATGATGATATAACTCGTCAGGGTAGAAAGAATAATCAATACGCTGATGAGATGGATTTTATTGTTACTCATGAGAAGCGTAATAACTTTATTTGCAACCTTGCATTAAGATCTGAGGGTAATACCTTAGTTCTTTTCCAGTTTGTTAATAAACATGGAAAAGGTTTATTTGAAATGATCAAAGATAAAGCACATGACAAAAGAAAAATATTTTTTGTATCAGGTGCTACGGAGGTGGAAGATAGAGAAGCCATTAGAAAGATTACAGAAACTGAGAGCGATGCTATTATTGTTGCTAGTTTTGGTACATTCTCCACTGGCATCAACATACCGTCTCTCGAGAATGTCATTTTTGCATCGCCAAGTAAATCCAAGATTCGTAACCTGCAAAGTATTGGTCGCGGATTAAGATTAAAGAATGGTAAAACTGAGTGTAACTTATACGATTTAGCGGATGATTTAAGTTGGAAGTCTTGGAAGAATCATACTCTCCATCACTTTGCTGAAAGACTAAAAACTTATTCTGAAGAAAAATTTAACTACAAAATCGTTGAGGTAAAACTATGAACGAACAGTATGTTTACTTAAAATTAGTTAATGGCGAACAGATTATGGCAGTAAAAGAATCAGAAGATTCTGAGTTTATAACATTAAAATTTCCAATGTTAATCAAAACCCATCTTGTTGCTGCGCAAGCTGATAGAGTTTCAGAACAAGTTACAGCTGGACCATATTCTTTGTTCGCTGACAATACAAATATTCACATTAATAAAAAACATATTATTCTTGATACTGCTTTAGCAGAAAGAGCCATACCACATTATATTCATTTGGTAAGAGACCATGAGGGTGTTCGTTTAGATTATACGCCACCTCAATTACAATGGGAAGATGAACAACCTGCGGATGCTCCAGATTCTATTGACATTAAAGAAGTTTTGAATGCTTTGAAATCGATAGCGAATATCGAAGAGGAAGTAGAAACAGAGGATAAAACCTTTGTTGAAGGTAATAATACATTACATTAGTTATTACTTTCTTCAAACCCTACATCGAGAGTATACTCCGTGTCAAATAAAAAAGCAAATTTTATGCAACAATGAATGAATTATTTGCTATTGTATATGTATTAAGGTATACTAATAGTAATAAAACTAATTATGGAGATTTTATTATATGGCAACTAAAGCCAAAGGAGCCCACTATGTCAATAACGCTGATTTTCTAGTGGCAATGAAAGAGTATCGAATCAAGGTACTTGCTGCAAAAGAATTAGGATTGACAAAGAAAGACACGGGATACCCACAAGTTACTCCATATATTGGTGATTGCTTGATGAAAATTGGAACCCACCTGTCATACAAAGCGAACTTTATTAATTATAGTTATAGAGAAGACATGATTCTTGACGGAATACAAAATTGTCTTCAATACATCGATAACTTTGATCCAGAGAAATCCTCAAACCCCTTCGCTTATTTCACACAAATTATTTACTATGCATTCCTTCGTAGGATTGCCGAAGAGAAGAAACAAACTTATATTAAAGGTAAGTTGATTCAGGATATGCCTTTTGAAGCATTCGAGTTACAAGAACAGGATGAGTCGGGAGAGTTTCATAATGCATATGTTGATTTTATGCAACAGAACCATACCTTTGATGACTTTATTGAACGCAAAAAAGAAAAGAAAAAGAAAAAGCAACAAGCATCTTTAGACGATTTCACTGGAGAGTAAATGAGAGTAGCGATTATTACAGACCAGCACTTCGGTGCTAGGAATGACAGTACTGCCTTTTTAGATTTTTACGAGAGATTTTATAATGATACTTTCTTTCCCACTTTGGATTCTAATAATATTGAATCTGTTCTTATCCTTGGTGATACTTTTGATCGTCGCAAATATGTAAATTTTTATTCGTTAGATCGTGCCAAAAAAATGTTCTTTGATAAACTTGAAGAGCGTGGTATTAAAGTGTTTATGATTGCAGGTAATCATGATACATATTTTAAAAATACAAACGAAGTAAATTCTCCTGAGTTGTTGTTAGCAGAGTATACAAATATACACCTGATTAATAATGCGCAAGATATACTCGTTCATGACACCCCAATTTGTTTCGTGCCATGGATCTGTCCTGATAATTATGAGGAAAGTATTGAAACAATAAACGCCAGCAAAGCTGAAATGTGCATGGGGCATTTTGAGATTGCTGGTTTCGCAATGTATAGAGGAATGGAAAGTCATGAAGGTCTTTCTAAAGATTTGTTTAAAAGGTTTGATATGGTTTTCAGTGGTCACTACCATCATCGTAGCGACGATGGTCACATATATTATCTGGGAAATCCATACGAACTTACATGGCAAGACTATAACGATCCCCGAGGATTTCACTTGTTCGATTTACAAACAAGACAGCTCGAGTTCATCAGAAATCCTAATACGATGTTCGAGAGAGTTGAATACGACGACTCCCTCATCGATCCCTCAGTTGCCGATTACACGCATCTAAGTAACAAATATGTAAAGATTGTTGTTGTTAACAAGAATGACTTTTATAAATTTGACAAATTCATAACTAAAGTTTATAATGTTAATCCATATGAAGTAAAAATTATTGAAGATTTTTCTGAATTCAGTGAGGGTGAGATTGACTCTGACATAAATTTGGAAGATACATTGGATGTACTATCCAATTATATTGATTCAGTTGAGACTGATCTTGATAAAGATCGTGTTAAAACATTTATGAAATCTCTTTATACGGAAGCAATAAACTTAGAGGTAGAATGATGCAACAACTTAACATAGAATATTTCTTTCCGCTTACGGAACAGATTAATCTTGACTTAGATTTTACGCTAACCGAAAAGTATATTTTGGATAAGCGAGCTGAGCAAATAAAAAATTCTGTTACTAGTGGAATGGTATTGTCTGTTGGTAATGGTGGTACTACTTGGACTACTATCTCTAACAACCTTGGTAACCCATCCTTTACTATTAATGTTGATGCGATGCCAATTACTATTGTGTCTAAAAAGAAACCCAACTTTATTATGAAATTCATTTATAAATCGTTGGGTATGAAATGGAAGAGTGAATGATTTTATTTAAAAAGTTGTCTTGGAAAAACTTCTTATCAACTGGTAACCAACCTAATACTGTATTACTAAACAAATCAACTACTACTCTCATCATAGGTAAAAATGGTGAGGGTAAGTCCACGATTCTAGATGCTCTGTGTTTTGCTTTGTTTGGTAAACCATTTAGAAATATTAACAAGAATCAAATGATTAACTCTATCAACGGCAAGAATGCTTTGGTTGAGATTGAATTTTCTATTGGGCAAAAAGAATATAAAATTGTCCGTGGTATTAAACCAAATGTGTTTGAAATCTGGTTAGATGGTGAGATGGTAAACCAAGATGCTGCATCTAAAGATTACCAAAAGATTCTTGAACAACAAATACTCAGATTAAACTATAAGACATTTACTCAGGTAGTTATCTTGGGTTCTGCATCGTTTGTTCCATTTATGCAATTAACGAATGCTCAGCGTAGAGAAGTCATTGAAGACATTCTTGATATTAAGATTTTCTCTACTATGAATCAATTATTGAAAGAGAAACAAAATGCTACGAAGGATGAAATCGTCAGAGTTGAATCAGAACTCTCGCTTGCAAAGCAAAGGGTGGAGTCACAAAATGCAATCATCAAGACGCTATCGACTGCTAAGGAAGAAAGCATTAATGCGATACTGGCAAAGATTACGAACAATGAGGAGACAATCCGAACTACAAACATTCTCGTCTCCAATCTTAGCAATGAGATCTCGGAACTTAGGGAGAAAATTTCAACAAGAGATGAGTTGGATTCGGACATCGAAAAAGCAAAACACCTCCGATCAAAACTCTCAAGTAAAATTGAAGAGTGTGAACACAATAAAGTTTTCTTCGACGAGAACCATGTCTGTCCGAGCTGCACCCAAGAAATTACTGAAGACCATAAGGTCAAAGTCTTGGGAGAAATTCATAACAGAATCTCTGAAGATAATAAAAAGGTCAAGGAACTCGAGTCTGCCCTCAGTAAACTCCAAACACAACTACAGCAGGTTACTGAAATTACAGTACAGATTGCTGAAAAAACGATTGAACTCTCTACGCACAATTCCGCCATCACTATTTTAAATAGACAAAATGCAGAAATGCATACTGAGATTGAAACAAGTAAAACTGATAGCACAAATATTAATGAAGAAAAACAAAAGTTAAAACAGTTGGCTCAAGAAGCATTGGCAAATATTACTCGTAAAAATGAATTAGATTCTGAGAAAGAATTGTTTGATGTGTCTGGTATCTTGTTAAGAGACACTGGTATTAAGACTGCTATTATTCGTGAGTATTTACCTGTTATGAACAAATTGATTAATCAATATTTGAATCAGATGGATTCGTATATTCACTTTGAATTAGATGAGTCGTTTAATGAAACAATTAAATCTAGATTTCGTGATGAGTTTACCTATGCAAGTTTCTCTGAGGGTGAGAAAATGCGTATTGACTTGGCTATATTATTTACTTGGCGTCAGATTGCCAAACTAAAGAACTCAGTCAATACAAACCTATTAATGCTTGACGAGATCTTTGATTCATCATTGGATGTGAACGGAACAGATTACTTCCTCAATTTAATGAACACACTGGGCGAACATTCCAGCGTTTTCGTTATTTCGCACAAAGGCGACCAGCTGTTTGACAAGTTCAGGTCGGTTATTAAGTTCGAAAAACGGAACGATTTCTCGGTTATTGTATAGCCCTACACCCTGTAGGGTCTTTGCAAGCCTTATGCAGTAAGGATGCAAAATAATGCTTGCTTTTAATTCATAAATAGCGTATAATAACTCTATAACTTGGAGATTATTATATGATGAATTCTAAAGACCTGCTGGCTCGACTATTGGCAAACGAAAACTTGAATGTTATTCGAGCCAATGTAGGAACAGCATCCTTTGAAAGTGTTACTAGAACACTTACCCTCCCAATGTGGAAAGATATGACTAACGATGTTGAGGAAATGCTCATCGGTCACGAAGTTGGTCATGCCCTTTACACCACAACTGAACATATGGAAGAATCAGACTTCCGTGCAATCCAAGGCTACATGAATGTAGTTGAAGATGTTCGTATCGAAAAGAAAATCAAAAACAAATATCCAGGTCTGCGTAAAGCATTCATTACTGCATACAAAGAACTCAACGATAAAGACTTCTTTGGTGTCCAAGGTAAAGACCTTTCTAATCTTCTTCTGATTGACCGCATCAACTTATACTACAAGTGTGGTATCAACTGTGGTGTTAGATTCTCCCCAGCTGAAATGGACTTTGTCCGTAGGGTTGATCGTTGCGACAGCATGAACGATGTTTATAAATTGGCTCAAGAAATCTATGCTTTCTCCAAGGATGAGCGTGAAGCCAAGCGAGAAGAATTGAAGAAACTCCAAGAGTTGCTCGGTGAAGATCCACCTGAAGATATGGATGAGATCGATAATTATATGGACGATCCTGACGACTTCGACGACTACACACCTGAGGAAGAATATGAAGACGAAGATATCGATACGAAGAAGCGTTCTTCCACCTCACAAACTGAGGAAGAAAAGAAAGTTGACAACGAAGACGAATTAGAAAAAGAATTAGAATCAGTTACACAGACTGCATTCAATAAGCGTCTTGATGAGTTGGCTGATACTGATACTATTGTGCAAAACTTCAAACCAGTGTTGGAACTGTGGCATAATCCTGTTATTTCAACCAAGACAGTCTTGTCTGAATTGAAATCAGAATTGGCTAAAACACGAGAATATCGTGCTCAGAATTACAGCCAAGAGTGGGTTGATACATACTATGGCGAACGAAAAACTTCTTTGGCTAAGTTCAAAACTGACTCTATGCGTGTTGTGAATTATCTAGTAAAAGAATTTGAGATGCGCAAGTCAGCAACTGAATACAAGCGTATCACAACTGCTAAGTCAGGCGACCTCGATATGCGTAAGTTGTATGCTCATACTTTGACTGACGATATCTTTAAGAAATTGGATATCTTGCCTGAAGATAAGAACCATGGTATGATTTTCTTGTTAGACTGGTCAGGTTCTATGCAACATGTCATGGGCGATACCATTAAACAGGTTATTAATCTTGCTATGTTCTGCCAACGAATTCAAATCCCTTATCAGGTGTTCGCATTCTCAACTGGTTACAACGATGATAGCATTCCTTACGATGTTCGTAAAAAACATATCGAAAACCTTGACCAGAATTTCTCTGGCTTCCAAGATACCAACTGGAATTTATTTGAGTTCTTTAATCACAAAATGACCAACAGCGAATTTAATGCTATGGTTGAGTATCTCTATCTAGAACCATGGACATATTCCCGTGACTATGGTTTAAACTCAACTCCGCTTAATGAATCATTGTTGTATATGATTGATTACATTGGCAAGTTCAACAAACAACATAATGTTGAGAAGATGTCATTTGTTACTTTGACTGATGGTGCAGGTCACTCTGTTTCTGGTGCGACAAAACAAGTTAGAAGTCGCACTTATAACGATGATCATAAACAAGTTAATGTTAAGAATTATATTCGTGATCCGCTTACTAAGAAAGAATATGCATTGAGCGATAATGGTTCAGAGCAAACTCGTACTTTCTTGCGAATCATTAAAGATCGTTACAATATTAAGACTGTTGGTTTCCATGTTGTCAACAACAGTCGTCGCGATATTGGTTGCTTCATTCGCGATAACTTACCCAAAGAAACAACTACCAATGAATATTGGATGACTGAGCAGATTCGCAAGGATATTCGTCAAAACGATTATTGTATTATTGCAAATACAGGTCGTGACGAGATGTACCTGCTTCCAGCTTCTAAACAGAAGATCGTTGAGGGTGAGTTGGAGATCGATTCCAAAGCCAATGCAAAGTCCATTGCCAAGCAGTTTAGTAAGTTCCTTGGTGTAAAGAAGTCCTCCAGAGTGGTTTTGAGTCGGTTTGTATCCCTTGTAGCCTAGTAAATACCCCTACAATCTGTAGGGGATTGCAAAAATAATGCTTGACATTTATTGCTAATTAGGGTATAATATATCTATGAACTTGAAAATGGAGCTATATTATGTGGGATGAGTTTAGTGATAATGAATTGTATAATCTTTGTTTCGGTTATGGTATCGAAGCAGAGTGCGTGATGTTGGGTAGTCGTCTAATCAACCGAGAAGAAGTTGAGAGAATTCTAACCAATTTTGAACACGATCTTGCATTTAGTGCTTGACATTAATTGCAAAATAGTGTATAATTATTCTATATTATGAAAGTGAGTGAATGATGGCTGATAGTTTATATGTTGCAGAATTTGAAAAGAATTTATTTGCAATGTTTCCCGATGTCCAAGCGACATCAACAGTTTCCCGTAAACAAATTCAAACTGTGATGGACAAAATGAAGTCCTCCAAGTATCCGACTTGGTTAATGCAAACTAAACTTGGTCGTGGTTTATATGCGATTCCTGGTGGTAGCGTGACAGCTCCAATCGTAGGTAATACAGCGTTGGCACCACAACAACCTGAAAGTGTGATTGTGGATTATACAAATTTAGATTCCCTTGTTCCTAAGTTAGATGGTAACTATGTTCCCTTTGGTAACTATAAAGACTTAGAACGAATTATTGGTTCTAAGCAATTTTACCCAACTTATATTTCTGGTCCAACTGGTAACGGCAAGTCCACCTCTATTGAGCAGATTTGTGCAAAGTTACAGCGACCATTGATTCGTGTAAACTTGAATAAGATGACTGACGAAGATCAGTTGATTGGTTCAAAAACACTGGTCGATGGTAATGTTCAAATCGTTGAGGGTCCAGTAATGATTGCGATGCGACTAGGTATTCCCCTGTTGCTCGATGAGATTGATGCTGGTGGTGCTAATACTTTGTTATGTCTCCAGCCAATCTTAGAGGGCAAACCCTTTTACTTCAAACTGAAGAACGAGATGGTTTATCCAGCAACTGGTTTTAATATCTTCGCCACAGCCAATACCAAGGGTAAGGGTTCTGACGATGGTCGCTATATTGGTACCAATGTTTTGAACGAAGCATTTCTTGAGCGATTTGCCGTGACATTCAATCAGGAATATCCTGAAGCCAAAGTAGAAATTAAGATTGTTCAAAATCTTATGAAGAGTTTTAATTGTCTTGATGAAGAGTTCGCCAGCAACTTAGTTAAGTGGGCTGAAGCAATTCGCAGGACATTTGATGCTGGTGGTGTAGATGAAACAATTACTACTCGCCGACTGGTTCATATCGTTCGAGCATTCTCGATCTTTAAGAATCAGAAAAAAGCAATTGAGTTGTGTACGAATCGCTTTGACGACTCAACTCGCCTTGCCTTTGTTGACTTGTTTGACAAAGTATCTGCTGGTGAACTTCAAGTTGAAGAGCCAGCCCCTGTCGAAGCAACAACCGAAACTGTTACAATTTAATTGAGGAGTACTATACTATGTTGAAATTTACAGATCTAACTAAATCACAGAAAAACTTTATCGTTCGCACACTCGAGATTTTTCCTGAGTACTACAGCGAAAAGAATCTAACTGCTAAGCAAATTCATGCAGCATATTACAAGTTGAAGGATGATCGTTCTTCCACTGGTGAGAAGTTGGGTTATCCTAACTGGTTGCAAAATAAAAATCGTGTAGGTCGTGGCGAGTACAAGATGCCTTGGCCAACTGAGAGTGAATTGAAATCAGTATCGCAAGTGAAGGTTCCAAAAGTTAAGGAAACTGAAGCAAGCAAACTGCAGAAAATTATTGACGAAAGTCCTGAGTTCGAAGTTGAGTCGCAGAGTGACGAAGACTTTATGAAAGAACTTCGCGACAACGGCATTAATGTTTAATACGAATTTGGTGTAGAAACTATACCAATGGTCTTACTGGAGGAATATCCGTGGCAGACCTTAAACAGCCAAAACAGCAGCAGTCTATTTTTGCTGATTACAGACTATAAAGAAAAATCAGCATAGTTTCTGGTCGGGGGTTTGGTTATATTGCCATCGCCATTCCCCTCTTTTTATTTGATGGCTTTATTATGGAGTATTATTTTATGTCTAAACAAGACTTGTTGTTGAAGCACTTGAGTGCTGGTAAAGAGTTTACCTCAAAGCAGATCTCTGCTTCTTTCGGTATTGCTCATCCAGCTTCTACCATCCGTAACTTGCGTGAGCAAGGTTATTGTGTTTACTCAAACACAGCTACATTGAGCAATGGTTCAGTAGCTACTAAGTACCGTCTTGGTCGCCCAAGTCGCCGTATTGTTGCTCTCGCAGCAAAAGTGGCAGGTGCTGATGCATTCACTCGTGCTTAATTAAGTGAGTTATAAATGGGCATTCTTCGGAGTGCTCATTTGTCATTTCATTTGGAGAAAATATGGCGACCAAAGAAGATATTAAGAAGTCCCAAAATGCCACAACAGGTGGTAGGAAATTTGATGGTGGTAAATTACAATATGGTTTACTACCTCCATTGGCATTAAAAGCCACAGTAGAAATTCTAACATTTGGTGCGGAGAAATACGAACCAGATAATTGGAAACATGTTCCTGATTCAAAACGCAGGTACTTTGACGCAATGCAAAGACACCTTTGGGCATGGAAAGAGGGAGAGCAAAACGATCCCGAAACTGGCAAGAATCACTTGGCACATGCAATGTGTTGCCTGATGTTCTTATATGAACATGATGTGAAATATAGCAAAGATATTGAAAAATAATTTGACAAACACACACTTTAAGAGTAAAATTATTATACATAGTTATGAGTTCATTGAATGGAGAAAATATGAAACTTAGTAAAAGCACTGTAGAAATTCTTAAGAATTATGCAAATATCAACGGAAATCTTTTGTTGAAATCTGGCACAAAACTTGGGACAATTTCTGAACAGAAAAATATCATGGCATCAACATCAGTGGCGGAAACATTCCCATCTGAATTTGGTATCTATGATTTAAACGAATTCCTTTCTGCGATGTCAATCTTTGAAGATCCAGAGTTGGAGTTTTCGGAAAAGTTTGTTACCATTAAACAAGGTGCGAACCAGATTAAATATTATGCAGCTGAAGCAACAAATCTTACTGTTCCACAGAAAGAGATTGTATTCCCAGAAGCTGAGATTAATTTTAAAATGTCTGCTGGTCAGTTAGATCTTATTCGTAAAACTTCTGGTGTTCTTTCTGCCCCAGACCTTTCTATCGTTGGTGATGGTAGTAAAATTACAGCACAAGTTGGTCAGAAAAAGAATGCTACTGCCAACTCGTATGATGTAGACTTGGGTGCCACTGACAAATCATTTAAGGTAAATCTTAAAGTTGAAAATTTGAAGATGCTTCCAGGAGAATATAATGTGTCAATCTCAAGCAAACGAATCTCAAGATTCCAAGGAACAAACGACCTCGTCTACTATGTCGCAGTTGAAGCAGACTCAGCATTCGACTTCTAATTACACAGTTACACCTGAACAAGAGAGGGAAATTGATCGCCCTCTCAATCCTTTTTCGCAACATTGACGGAGTTTATATATTATGAATAACCAATTTCTTTGGGTTGAGAAGTATCGTCCGCAAACTATTGACGAGTGTATTCTTCCAGATAATCTGAAGACTACATTCAAAGAGTTTATTTCCAGTGGTCAACTACCAAACTTTTTGTTCTGCGGAACAGCTGGTGTTGGTAAGACCACGATTGCTAAGGCACTATGTAATGAGATTGGTGCTGAGTATTTGTTAATTAATGGATCCGAAGAATCTGGTATTGATGTTCTAAGAACAAAGATTAAGTCTTTCGCTTCAACAGTATCTTTGACAGATGCCAAGAAAGTAGTTATCCTTGACGAAGCAGACTATCTTAACGCAAATTCTACACAGCCAGCATTGCGTGGATTCATTGAGGAGTTCTCTGCTAACTGCCGATTTATCTTTACATGTAACTTCAAAAACCGAATTATTGAGCCTCTACATTCTAGATGCGCAGTGGTAGAGTTTAAGATTGATGGTAAAGATAAACAATCTATTGCTGCATCTTTTTTCAAACGAGCAGCAAATATTCTTAAAGAAGAACAGATTGAGTTTGATCCTAAGGTAGTTGCCGAAGTAGTAACTAAACATTTCCCTGACTATCGTAGAATCTTAAATGAATTGCAGCGATACTCAGTTACTGGTAAAATCGACAGTGGAATTTTAGTTAATCTTTCGCAAGAATCATTTCGAGAACTTGTTGGTTTTCTTAAGGAAAAGAAATTTCCTGAAGTGCGTAAGTGGGTGGCTAAGAATTCTGATATTGAAACCACACAATTGTTCAAAGAACTTTATGACAATGCAGTTGACTTTCTAGATCCATCTACAATCCATCATCTCGTTTTAATTTTGGCAGACTATCAATACAAAGCAGCATTCGTAGCTGACCATGAATTAAACACAGTCGCAGCAATGACAGAGATTATGATTCAATGTAAGTTCAAGTGAGTTACTATGGACATTATAATATTAGTAATCATGCTGGCATTTGTGTGGATTCTGGGAATCATTGCTGGTTGGAATGCGCATGACAGATTCGTTCAAAAGGTAGTTCGTGGAGCCATTCATGAATTGCAAGAACATGAAGAAACTTCTAGAGTTCGTATTACAATTGAAGAACATAATGGTATGTTATTCGCTTATGAATATGGCACAAATCAATTTATGGCACAGGGTAAAACTAAACATGAACTTGAAGAGCAACTCCGTGAGAAGTTTCCTGACAAAATGTTTGCAGCATTACCAAATGAAGTAGATCTTCTTAGAAAGATGGGATTATGAGCCCATTCGATTATCTAAATGCTATAAATTTAACCAAAAAAGATCTTATTCGTGAAGATCCACTAAACGAAAAGGACTATGTTCCCTTCATGGTTAATCGTGGTTTGTCTTATTTTGCCGACACAGTTATGATGGCAAATGAAATGAACCAACATTCTGGAATCCCAAAGGTATGGCAAAACGACTTTTTCCTAAATACAATCTCGAAGAAGAAGCGTTTTTCCAAGTGGCATAAGAAAGAAGCAGACAGTCAAACACTTCTTCTAATCATGGAATATTATAAATATTCTAGTAAAAGGGCGAGAGAGATCGTTGACATTCTCACCCCAGAACAGATTAAGATGATAGAAGAAAAATTATACAAAGGTGGAAAATAATGACTGTCGAGATGATATATTATGACTGGACTCCAGATTCTATGCTGGAAGTTCTGTTACCAGAACCAGATAACTTTTTGAAAATTCGTGAAACCCTAACCCGAATCGGGATTGCTTCCAGGAAAGAACAAAAGTTGTATCAATCATGCCATATCCTACACAAACAGGGTAGGTATTTTATCGTTCACTTCAAGGAACTGTTTGCGTTGGATGGCAAAGAATCCAATATAACTTCTAATGATGTCGAGCGTAGGAATACAGTTGCAGGTTTGTTAGCAGATTGGGGATTACTTGACATAGTTAATCCATCCAAGGCAGAACCAAAAGTTTCTCTGTCGCAAATTAAAGTTGTGGCATACAAAGAGAAAAATGAGTGGGATTTAGTCCCTAAATATAATATCGGTAAGAAAGTTACCACTAAATAATTCTACAGGAGTTTAAAAATGATCAAACTTGAATTGAGTATTGAAGAGTGCAATATGATTCTTCGTGTTTTGGGTAAGCACCCATTCGAAGAAGTCGTTTCTGTTATAAATAAAATTAAGCAACAGGGCGAGCCACAAGTGGTCGCTATGGAAGCTGAAAAGACTGCAGAAACTCCAGCAGCATAGATTTGACTTCACCTTAGGACCGCTAAGTACGAAGTGTTTTAAAGCGGATGTGACATTACGACATCGCTGGATACCGTAACCAGTAGATATGCCTTCGGGATATCATTTTAATTTAACTCGCTTAATAGGAGAACTATATGTTACAAGCATTAAACACATCTATCGACACCATCTCTGGTGCAAAAACTCAATTCGTTAAGACATTTGTCACAGACGAAAAGATCGCAAAACAACTCCAAACTTATATTGATGCACAAGCATCTTTCGCAAAAACTGTAGCGAAGTCGACTAACGATTTCTTTGCAGCTGTTGGCGTTAAGTAAGGAGGAAACCATGGGAAACAATTCAAATATTTTAGGACTCGCACCACTATTTGGTCCAGGATTCAAAGATTTTGATAAATTCTTTGTTGGTTTCGACAAGCAATTCGATCAACTTAATAAGTTGCATGAAGATTTAACTAAGAACATTCCTAACTACCCACCATACAATATCAAGAAGCATGACGATAACAACTACACCATTGAGTTGGCTGTTGCTGGTTTCGGTCAATCTGACATTGATATTGAACTTGCTGATGGTAAATTAGTTGTTCGTGGTCAGATTGCAGCTGAAGATCAAGAAGATAATTTCTTGTTCCGTGGCATCGCTAATCGTGCTTTCACAAGATCGTTCGTTTTGAATGACGAAGTAGAAGTTAAGACTGCAGAAATGTTCAATGGTATGTTGAAGATTTTCTTGGAAAGATTAATTCCAGAGCACAAACAACCAAAGAAGATTGCTGTTCGTTCTAAATCTGAAAAGCAGTTACTCAATGAGTCTGCCAATGAAGATAAGAAAGAAAAACTTCTTGCTGCTTCAAGGAAATCAAAATGAAAACCTTTTTCCGTCAATGTTACATTGTTTTAAAAGGACTCGGTTACGCAAAAGCTGCAGCAGACCTTGCCAGAAATGGTAAACATAAAGAAGCCCAGAAGTTAATGGCTGCTTATGGGGAATGCAAATGACAAACTGGATCCCAATGACTGATGATGATTGGGATTGGGTGAATGGTAAATTACCACCAAACCCAAATGATAAAACTAACTAAAAAATAGTGGGGACTTGTTCCCCACTTTCTCATCAGACTAAATAGTTTGATGAACAAAAAAGCAAGTATATTTCCAAACATGGTAACATATGTCCCGATCCGAAGAAAGGATTGGGTGATTAAGATTTCAATTTGGAAAGATAAATCAATTTTAGCAGTATGTTACAATGTGTATACATTTGCTACAGTAGTTAGGAACTTTGATAATGCAGATTTAGCTGCATCTTTTTTAGATTTTTTAATTGAACAGGAAGAATTATAATGAATGATGTAAAAGTATTTAAAATGATTAATGGTGAAGAAATTATTGGTGAAGTTTTTAATTGGAAAGATGGATTATATGAACTTAAAAATCCTGCTCAAATAGTTCTACAAAGAACCGAAAAGGGAATGGGTGTTGCAATCGCTCCATATATGCCTTATGCTGATGGTAATGTAACCCTATACAGCAATGCTATTGCAGCCGACTGTAAGCCCGATGTAAACCTCGTAAACGAATACAATAAGATATTCGGTTCAGGAATCCAAATCGCTTCTGCAAGCGTCCTTGCAACCCTCTAAAAAGTCCTTGACTTTTATTATGAAATAGGGTATAATATATGTATATCCTAGGAGTTTTATTATGTTTATGTTTGATATCGAGACTCTTGATGCCGAGTCGACAGCAGTAATTCTATCAGCATCCATAATCCATTTTGAAATAGGTGAGCAATACACCTATGAAGACCTGCTCGCTCGAGCATTATTTGTTAAGTTCGACGCAAGAGAACAAATGGAAAAATTCAAAAGAACAACAGACAAAGGAACACTTGATTGGTGGGCAGGAATGCATGACTATGTTAAGAAGACAAGTCTTGCTGTTTATGACACAGATCTACCAGCAGTTCAAGGTATTAATGCTATCAAAACATACATGGCAAAATATCCTGAGAAAGAACAAACAATGTGGTCGCGAGGTTCGTTAGACCAAATGGCAATTGATAGTTTATGTAAAGCAACTAAACAAGAACTGATTGCTCCATATTATGTTTGGCGTGATGTTAGAACTGCAGTTGACTTACTTACTGACACAGGTAAGGGTGGCTATTGCGATATTGTTCATCCAACATTTCAAAGACACAATGTAATCAAACACCATCCGACACATGATTGTGCCTTGGATATTATGATGCTAATTTATGGGAAATAAATGGAATTCTATACAAGCGTAGTTCAATATGGTAGTAAAATGCTTGTTCGGGGTTATGATAGTAATGGTAACTCTTTCAAGCATAGAGTTGATTATCAACCAACAATCTTTGTCCCATCTAAGACACCAACTGAATTTAAAACTCTTGATGGTAAATTTGTAGCACCACTACAAGCTGGAACCATCAGGGATACCAAAGATTACATTGAACGATATAAAGAAGTTCAAGGATTTGAAATCTATGGTAACAACAATTTCGTTGCCCAATTTATCAGTGACAACTATCGTGGTGAAATTATCCCAGACACTGACAAGATTAAAGTCTTTACTATCGATATCGAAACTGCCACAGAAAATGGATTCCCTGACATTCCAACTGCGAATGAAGAGATCCTTCTAATCACACTTCAAGATAATAAAACAAAAGACATTATTACCTTTGGTAGAAAACCAATCGGCAATTCTGGTGATGTTGACTATCGTTGTTATGAAGACGAAGCAACTTTACTTCGTGAGTTTATTTACTATTGGTCTGCTAACTGTCCCGATGTTGTGACAGGTTGGAATATAAACTTCTTCGACATTCCATATCTAATTCGCAGAATCTATAATGTTCTTGGTGAATCGTATGCTAAAAAGATTTCTCCTTGGGAATTGATTAGTGAACGCAAGGTTACTATGAAAGGTAGCGAAGAACTAACATACGACATTCAAGGTGTTGCTATGCTAGACTATCTAGATCTCTACAAAAAATACACCTATCAGGCTCAAGAGTCATATCGACTTGACCACATTGCCTTTGTTGAACTTGGTGATACTAAACTCGACCACAGCGAGTATGCTTCCTTCAAAGATTTCTATGAGAAAAACTGGAAGAAGTTCGTTGCCTATAACATTCACGATGTGAGACTTGTTGACAAACTTGAAGACAAGATGAAACTCATTGAACTTCAGTTGGTCATGGCTTATAATGCTAAGATTAATTATGAGGATGTGTTCAGTCAGGTTCGTATGTGGGATGCTATTATCTACAATCATTTGCGCGATAGTGGTGTAGTAATTCCTCAGAACACTGGCAACAAGAAGTGGGATAAGTTTGAAGGTGCTTATGTTAAAGATCCATTAATTGGTTTACATAAGTGGGTAGCTTCTTTTGACTTAAACAGTCTATATCCGCACTTGATTATGCAGTATAACATCTCTCCTGAAACTATGTTAGAAGGTAGAGAAACTGTAACAGTTGATTATCTTCTTGAGCAGAAATATGACACAAGTCATATTAAACAACGAGATGTTGCTATGACTGCTAATGGTGTTTGCTATCGTAAAGATAAGCAAGGGTTCATGCCTGAACTTATGGGAAAGATGTATGCTGACCGAAGCAAGTATAAAAAGCAGATGTTGAAGATTGAACAAGAATATCAAAATGACAAATCGAAGAAACATCTTCTAAAAGAAATCTCCCGACTCAATAACATGCAGATGGCAATGAAGATTGCCTTGAACTCAGCTTATGGTGCTATGGGTAATCAGTATTTCCGTTACTTTGACTTGCGCATGGCTGAAGGTATTACGACTTCTGGTCAGTTGTCTATTCGTTGGATGGCAAATAAACTAAATGCCTTTATGAATAAAACACTGAAGACAACAAAGAAAGATTATGTTATTGCGATTGACACTGACTCAATCTATCTAACGCTGGAAACTTTGGTCGAGAAAACTTGCGAAGGTAAAACAACCGAGCAAAAGATTAAGTATATGGATAAAATCTGTGAAGAAGTTTTTCAGCCATTTATTGATTCAGGATACCAAGAGTTGGCTGATTATATGAATGCATATTCTCAAAAGATGCAGATGAAACGAGAAGTTCTTGCTGACAAGGCAATCTGGACTGCTAAGAAACGCTACATTATGAATGTTCATAATTCTGAGGGTGTTCAGTTTGCTGAGCCAAAGATTAAAGTTATGGGTCTAGAGATGGTTAAGTCTTCTACTCCACAAGTAATTCGAAACAAACTTAAAGATTCTATCAAAGTTATTCTTGATGGCGATCAAAGTAAACTACATAGATATATTAACGAGTTCCGTGATGAGTTTAATAAGTTGTCTGTTGAAGAGATTTCTTTCCCAAGAACTGTAAATGGAACAAGGGAATATAAAGCGAGTTCTACAATCTATCGTAAATCAACACCAATCCATGTTCGTGGTGCTTTGTTGTTCAATCACTATATTAAAGAGATGGGATTAGAAAAACAATATCAACCGATTCGAGATGGCGATAAGATTAAGTTTGTATATCTTAGAACACCCAATAGAATACAAGAGGATATTATTTCCTTCGCTCAAGAATTGCCCAAAGAATTAGACCTACATAGATTTATAGATTACGATAAACAATTTCAAAAGGTTTTCCTTGACGCACTTCAGATTGTCATTGAACCTTTGCGGTGGAATGTTGAAGAGCAATCAACCTTGGAGGATTTCTTTGGATAACATTAGGATTATAAAAACAGGTATTAATGTTGGTAAAATATTAACCCAACTAAAGAAGTATCCTGAAGATTGGGGTGCTGAGAAATCAATTGAAGGAACTAACACTGTTCAAAATGAATTTGGTTTTCCTGAGATTAAAGCAGGTGTTTTACAATTAGTTATGGGAGCAGTTGATACACCAGATCAATATGTTGGAGATACAGAATATTGTGTTAAAACTCCAGCATATGATAGACACACAGAAATAGTTGCATTCCTTAAAAGAAACTTCAAAAGATTTTCTCGTTGCGGTTTCTTGTCATTGCCAATTGGTGGAAAAGTTGGAGAACACATAGACATAGGTAGTTACTATCAGACAAAAGATAGATACCATTTATCTATACAAGGAAGATACAAATATACAGTCGGCAATGAATCTTTTGTAGTTAATCCAGGGACATTGCTTTGGTTCAATAATAAGTTACCCCATGGATCTGAAAATGTTGGGGATGAGGTTAGAGTTACCTTTGTATTTGATGTACCACACAGCAAGAATAATCCTTGACTTGCAAACATATACATAGTATAATAATAGTAGTTACTTGGAGAACATATGAGCATATTAGATAAAATTAAAAAGAATTCTACAATTAAGAATTCAGACATTCTTTCCCAATCAAAATTCTTCACAAAGAAGGATATGATTCCAACTACAGTGCCAGTTATTAATGTGGCATTGTCAGGTCGTTTAGATGGTGGACTTACCCCAGGAGTTACAATGTGGGCTGGTCCATCAAAACATTTTAAAACTGCTTTCAGTTTACTGATGGCAAAATCTTACATGGACAAATATGAAGATGCTGCTTTGTTATTTTATGATTCAGAGTTTGGCACTCCTCAGTCTTACTTTGATAGTTTTGGTATCGACACAAATAGAGTTATTCACACCCCTCTCACTAATGTTGAGGAATTAAAATTTGATATTATGAAACAGCTCGAGGGTGTTGAGCGTGGCGACCACTTGATTATTGTTATTGATTCGATTGGTAACTTGGCTTCTAAGAAAGAAGTTGAGGATGCACTTGAAGGTAAATCTGTTGCTGACATGAGTCGAGCAAAACAGATGAAGAGTTTGTTCCGTATGATTACACCACACTTGAATCTAAAGGATATTCCTTTGGTTGTTGTCAATCACACTTATATGGAAATTGGTATGTTCCCGAAAGCCATCGTTGGCGGTGGAACAGGTTCTTACTATTCAGCTGACAATATTTTTATTATTGGTCGTCAGCAAGAGAAAGAAGGAACTGAAGTTGTTGGATATAATTTTATTATCAATGTAGAGAAGTCAAGATATGTTAAAGAAAAATCTAAAATACCTGTTACTGTATCTCATGATGGTGGTATCAGTCGTTGGTCTGGTCTACTTGACATTGCTCTTGAGTCAGGACATGTTATCAAACCAAGTAATGGTTGGTATCAAAAGGTAGATAAAGAATCGGGTGAGATTGATGATAAGAAATATCGCATTAGAGATACAGATACAAAGGATTTCTGGATGCCAATTTTAATGCAAAAATCTTTTGTTAGTTTTGTGAAAAACAAATATCAAGTTGCTACCACCGATATTCTTAATATGAAAGATGAGGATATTGACAAAGAACTTGCAGAATTAGATGACGAAGAATGAATGTAAGACCACATAAAACTCTAGAGAAAGATGGCGTCGTTGCGATGCAATTGACAGAGGGAGAGTTTTCAGGTATAATATTCTCATATGGTAGAGTTTCCTTTGAAGAAAAACCTGAGGAAGATCGACTTAAAGTTAATTTTGATTATGAAGTACATAATGACCATGGTAGAGAATACGACAAGGTTGCCTTTGAGAAAGAACTTGGAGATTTTCTAATAGAATTGGTTATCTATGGTGCCGATAAAAATAATTTAGTATACACAGGCGGAGTTGATGAGAATAGAGAAAACAATATTATCGAATCTGATTCACAATGAAGAATTCTGTCGTAAGGTAGTTCCATTTTTAAAGACTGAGTATTTCTCTGATCGCAAAGAAGCAGTTATTGTATCAGAGTTAATTAAATTCTTTATTGATTATAACAAACCTGCCACGACAGAGATTCTGGCAATTCAAATTGGCAATAGAACAGACTTAAATGATAAAGATATTCCTGAATTAGAAGTTTATATTAATGACTTAACAAGTAAAGAAACCAATGTAGATTGGCTTCTTGGTGAAACTGAGAAATTTTGTAGAGATAAGGCAGTTTATAATGCGATTTTACACTCGATTAAAATTATTGATGGCGGAGATAAGGTACACACCAAGGACTCAATTCCTTCTATCCTTTCTGACGCTCTTGCCGTTTCTTTTGATAACCATGTTGGTCATGATTATATTGAAGATTACGACGATCGCTATGACTTTTATCACAGGGTTGAAGAAAAGATTCCTTTTGACTTGGATATGTTTAACAAAATCACTAAAGGTGGACTCTCAAAGAAAACTTTGAATGTAGTTTTGGCTGGCACTGGTGTTGGTAAATCATTGTTTATGTGTCATGTGGCAGCATCAACATTAATGCAAGGTAAGAATGTTCTCTATATTACTATGGAGATGGCTGAGGAAAGAATCGCTGAGCGTATCGATGCTAACTTAATGAACATTGGTATGGACGAACTGAAGATAATCGACAAAGATTTATACTCAAGTCGTTTCAGTAAGGTGTCTAAAAAGACTCAGGGAAAACTAATTATTAAAGAATATCCAACTGCTGGTGCTCACGCTGGGCACTTCAAAGCATTGATGGAAGAATTGAAACAAAAGAAAAAGTTTGTTCCAGACATGGTTGTCATTGACTACTTGAATATCTGTTCTTCTTCTAGAATGAAGCAGGGAGCGAATGTAAATTCTTATACATATATTAAGAGCATCGCAGAAGAGTTGAGGGGATTGGCAGTTGAGTATGCAGTTCCTATCTTATCAGCTACACAAACAACTCGATCGGGATTCTCTAACACAGATGTAGAACTAACGGACACTTCTGAATCGTTTGGTTTACCAGCAACAGTTGACTTTATGTTTGCTTTGATTTCTTCAGAAGAACTTGAAGCATTGAATCAACTATTAGTGAAACAATTGAAGAATCGTTATGGCGATCCTGCATATTACAAAAAGTTTGTTATTGGGGTTGATCGTTCTAAGATGAAACTGTATAATCTTGAAGCACAGGCTCAGCAAAATATTTCTGAATCTGGTCAAGATACTGGACCAGTTTTTGATAAGAGCGATTTTGGTAAACGAGTTAAAGCAGAAGAATTTGAAGGATTTAAGTTTTAGGAGAAAGTATGGTAAAGACAATTGTGGCAGATAGAAAATATGACTGCACAGATTTGGTGGGGAAGTTTCTAGATGAGAGACATTATGATGTTTTGGTTGAAGAAGACTGCGATGTTTATATGCCACTTCCCCCAGGAACTGAAGAAGTTTATGGAGAAGACAGGATCGTTTTTAAATTCCGTAAAAACTTTTTCTCGCAAGAAGAACAGCAAATGGCTTATCAAGGATTACGCGAAGCAGCAACCCGAACGGAAAACAGGGGTATTGCGTCGGGCATCAAAGAAGGTGTAATCGCAACTGACGAGGGTCGTGAGTGGGTTACCAATTATCAGGATGAAATGACATCTGCATTAATTGCCAATAGAAATGCTTCACTTGATGAGACGGATGTTATTGATTCTATTCGTGCCAAGTATCCAACACTTGAAGACAAAAAGCGTGCTGGTGGTGCAGGTAAAAATAATGTATGGGTAATCTCTAGATATCGTGGTGGTAAATTTGACTTTGAGGCATGGTTAGATTCTATTAAGCCATTAAATCGCGAAGAGCGAGCAAAGTCCACTGAAGAAGTTATGACCATGATGAGTTTAACTACCTATGGTACTGCTGTTAATTCAGGTATCGCTGGTTGGTTTGATAGATATCCTCGTATTCCTTATGGTCGTGCCACTTCTTATACTGCTAATAGTTTTGATAAGTTTAAGATGTCTTATCCATTCCTACAACACTTGGCTAAAGGTTTCAAAGATTTGCTACCTTGGCGTTATAATAACCAAATGGAAGCAGCAAGTAAAGTAGATCCAGCATTCTTGGTTCCAGAAACTCCCTTCACAACTATCACTGTGAATAAAACATTTAGAACTGCAGCACACTATGATGCTGGTGATTTGAACACTGGTTTATCCAATCTATTGACATTATCAAATGATGGTAACTACACAGGTGGATATTTGATTGCACCTGAATATCGTGTAGCAGTGAATGTTCGTCCAGGAGATTTGCTTCTGATTAATAATCACGAAGTTATGCATGGTAACACTCCTATTGAATGTGCCGAAGGCTCTGAGCGTGTATCATTGGTAGTTTATTTCCGTGAGAAGATGCTTGAGTTGGGTTCTAAACAATATGAAGATTGTCGATATGACTATGTTGAATCTCGTAGACTAAATCCTGAGCATCCTGAACAAAGAAAACTATGGAATGGTATTAGTCCAGGAATGTGGGAAGATAAAGAGTGGTATGATTATTGCGAAGCGAAACTTGGTCGCGAACAACTCTTGAAGTATCACCCAAATGCTGCAGCAACAACTCTTGATGAATTTTTTGGTTAAGGAAATGCTATGAAAATTATGATGGTAATGCACACCTTCAATAACTTTGGAGGTATTATCAACCACTGTGAACATCTCATGGCTGGTCTAAAAGAAATCGGTCATGAGGTAACATTTGCTTACCTTAAACCAGCCAAAACTTTGAAGCAACCTGACATGACTGCACCATTGAAGGATGGTTATGAGATTGGTGTTGGCTCAGGTTATCCTGTTCATCAAGGCGATGGTTGGATTGCTCCATATTATTCTTATTTGATTAAAGAATCTATTGATAAGTTTATTGCCGATGCTAATCAACACGACATCGTTATTTGGCAATCAATCTTTGGGTTTAAAAACAAAGACACAGAACAAAATCTTGACTGGCTTCCAATGGTTGAGAAGATTACAGCGAAACAAGTTCCAATTATTCACGATGCTAATCTAAAGAAACTCTATCCTTGGATTCAGTTATTTGAGAAACACTTTTCTGGTTTGGCTTGCGTTCATCCAGCAGCATATGACTCGGCTGACTTTATGAATGTTCCTCGTGCTTTAATTCTGAATCCTCAAGATATCGCTGGTGTTCCAGAAACTCCACCCTTTGCTCAGCGTGAAAACAAGTTACTTTCTATCCAAACATTCAAACGCTGGAAGCGTGTTGATGATTTGATTCGTGCAGTTCCCTATATGAAGTCAGTGAAAACCCTAGTCGGTGGTTATGGAATTGAAGCAGCATACATGATGTCAAAGGACAAGTGTAAAGAAGAATATTATGCCACAAAGGACTATGATCCAGATGTAAGCGAAGATAGATTGGGCAAGCGTATTTGGGAAAATGCCGAGAACTCAGGTAACTTTGAATACCTTGGATTTATCTCAGGTGCAAAGCGTGATGAAATCCTTGCAACTTCTAAGTTTTTGGTCGATCCATCTTGGTCTAATACCTTTGGTGAGCATTTCAACAGGGTTGTTATTGACGCAATGCGTATCGGCACAGTTCCCATTGCTATTAACTATGGGGTATCCAACAATGAAGAGGGTATGGGTGTAGTTTTGAAGGCTGGAATTAACTATTGCATGATCAAAAAGTCCTCCACCCCAAAACAATATGGCGAAGCGATCACTAACTTTTGTAACATGTCAGAAGCTGACTACAGACAGATTCAGCTAAATAACTATGAACTCATTAAACAGTTTGACCGAAAGGTAATCGCCCAGCACTATGTTGATTTGGCGAACCAAAAGCCAACTGGCTATTTAACTGAGTTGAAGACTAAAACTAACCACGATCCATCAATCCCAAGCAAAGCACAGGAGATGTTTGATGAACATTTTGAGTCCAAGCAAGCAGTCGATTTGGAATCACTATTTGGGTGATGTATGAAATTCATTCAAAGTTTAAACATTGATTTTGTAGATATGTTGAACTTTGAGGAGCGTCCGTTCAGGGCAAAATTTGTACCAGCAAAAGTCTTTTCCGATCTAGACAAATACAGAAACAATCCAACTGGTCTAAAGAACTACTTTAAAAAGTGGAGATTCTCAATCAATTATAAGCCAGAGAAGAAACTTGGTAATAATATTGCAGTTGGAGGTTGGTACACAATAGATAAGAATACCTCTGAGTTGGACATATATGATGATTTAAAGTTTAAGAACTTTGACTTTACCGATAACAATTGGCATCGGTTTAAGTATCGTTGTATTCAAGTCGCAATGCATGAACTGATCCACTGCAGACAGTACATGGGTAAACATGAAGATTTCTCAGCCAGCAAAGTAAAATATAAGCGTACTGGTAAAAAGCGTATAGACGACAACAGAGAATACCATGCTGGTCGTGATGAGATAGAAGCATATGCTCATTGCATCTTTCTAGACTTCAAAATGAAGCGACCAACGATGTCTGTGGCAGAGATTCTAAGAAAACCAAACGCCAAAAACTACTCCAAAAACCTCTCTGGAATCCAACGAGTTTACAAGGATGACAAACGAAATGAGGTAATCCCACTCCTATTCAGGAAAATATTAACATGGGAACGCAAGTATAATAACTATAAATAAGTTAGTCTAATATACTTGCTATTAATTTGATTTGCAAGTATAATAAAGTTATTACATTTGTGGATGGAAACCTATGTTAAAGTTCAAAGACTTCCTCAAGGAAGAATTTCTAGTAGAAGATACAGCTGGTAAAGATACCCAAGCAGACGACAAGGGTAAGCTGTTCGAAATCATTAAAGCTGGGTACATGCATCCTGACACAAAGGGTGGATGGCATCAAGATCCAGAGCATCCAGACTTCCACTTACCATCTCACCACAGATCTGAGTCAGAAAATCCTGACCACGCTGGAACTCCCCAACAAGTACACGATAAACTTCGTAAGAAAGTTGGAGAAGCTGCGTATCAAGAAATCAATAAACATGCATATGAAATGCATCTTGAGCAGAAAAAAGTTATAGAAAAGAAATATCCATCAAGCGAAGGATTTGTCCATGGCAATAGTTACTGGACATCAAACCCTGACAAAGTAAATAAAAAGGGTGAGAAGATTAGTGGCGACCATGAAAAAACAACAGGAATACATGACCCTAATGCTAAGGGCGATAGTATGACTGAGATTCACAAACTTGATAAAGATGGAAAGAAAATTCTCGACGAAGATGGTAAACCAAAAGTGTTTGGTCATGTTGCTTGGTCAGACAAATATGGATATACAGCAAAAGCAAATCTAGCCAATATGGGGTTAGATACAATGGAGCAACATGCTGGATTAGAAAGTGGTTCGCTCGATAAACATCAACAAGAACATAAAAAGAAAATGGATGAACTTGGTTACACGGGTTCGGCTGACACAAGAAATATTCAAACCAAGATTGATGAGATGGGTGTTAATGATAGAGTTGATGCCAAAGGTAAGAAAATACTTGGAGCCAAATCTCTTCATAAAGAATTATCTGCCAAGCATAAAGAAAAGCCATTAGAAGGCAAAGAAAAAACTATGCATGAACATCTAGGTATGTATCTAGATTATATAAACAATGCGGAGCATGGCACCCCACAACAAAACGAAATGCTTGCTAGACAAAGGGCACAACAAGCAAGAGAAAGTGCTGACGAAACTACAAAGAAAGTTACCAGCGATATTGCTGGTGGTCTAAAGAAAAAGTCTGATGCTGAATTGCGGGAATTGATTAGTAAAGTTGCTTCTCCTGAAACAGTAACTGAACATTGGATTGCACACTCTCATGTTCAACCAGATGGAACAGCAGAACATCATTTAATGCCAATGGCTGGTATGGGACAAAGACATACTGACAACTTTACTGACTTACATGTTTCGCATAGTGGGGCAAATAACATTGTTATTAAAGGTACACCAAAAGAAGGTGGTAAACCTAAGAATGTTATGACTCTCGGTGCTAAGACTGGTTCTGGTGCGCATAAAGGTCGTGTTATGACAGCCAAGTTAGATAATCATAAGTTTGAGGAGTAGTATGCTACAGTTTAAAGAATTCTTAAAAGAAGCAACCTCAGTTGATGATGAGATGTTGGGACATCTAACGCATACTAAAGATTTACCGCACGAAGCTCCCGAACATACAAACACTGCAATAGAATTACTACAACAGTTTCATAATAAGAGAATGGGTAAGTCAAGTCCAGTCGGAGCATCGCTCAAGACGGATGGTGGTGCATCAGTTCATGTTATACACGATAACAAAGGTATTGGTATCTCTGACAAGCATAGAATGTCTAGAGGTGTTATCGCCAGAACTCCTGAAGAAATAGATACACACTTTGGTCATGCTCCAGAATATGCAGCATCACTAAAACATCTATTAAAACATGGCCATGAGTTTGTCAATAAAGGACACCATGTTCAAGGAGATTTATTACACACTCCTGAAGCACCTGGAGAAAAGTCTGGTCAAACAACAAGCACAACTCCAAACAGAATTACCTATAAAGCAAAAACTAAAGCACCTCTTGGTATCGCTATTCACACTGAAATAACTAAAGGTGTTGCTCATGGTGTTTCTAAAGAAGCATTAAGTAAGAGTCCTAATGTGTTTGTTCCTGAGCATGAGTATAAGGCAGACCCTTCTACCTACTCAGATAAAGACAGAGAAGCAACACAAAAGCATATTGATGCTGCCAAATCTTTATTGAAAAAACATACAACCGATCATCTTACACCTGAACATATAGATATTAAAAAGGGTGGACATTTTAATACATATTTGAATAGAACTACTCGTCGTGGTGAAACAGCTTCTATCGAGGGATATAAGAAACATCTAAGTGATGAGGGTGAGAAGGCAGCAGGTAAACTAAAAACTGATGCTGGTAAACAAAAAACTAAAGCCAAATTTGAATCACTACAATCTCATGTTGATGATAATGTGCAACACTTTGAGAGATCGCTACAGATTCGTCACCATTTAGGACAAGCAACCGAGCATGTATTGAAAGGTGTTGAACATCCAGATATGGAAACATCTATCGATGGTAAGAAATCTCAAGGAGAAGGCATCGTTCTTCAACAGAAAGATTCAACAGGAAAAATGAGACCTGCTACTAAATTAGTTCCTGTTAAAGTTTCAAATTCAATTTTAAATAACCCAAGATTTGCGACAAAATAAAATGCTAACATTCAAAGAATATCTAGAAGAAGCTACCTATAAAGGTAAGACTGTTCCACTCAATAAACCAATGGCTGGTGATGTTAAGAAATCCAAAGTGTTTGTTGATCCAGACGGAGATGGTAAAGCAAAGAAGGTAAACTTCGGCGATAAGACATTAAGTATTAAAAAACATATTCCTGCCAGAAAGAAATCATATTGTGCTCGTTCGGGTGGTCAGGGTAATTTAACAGACAAATCTTCTGCCAACTATTGGTCGAGAAGAGCATGGGATTGCTAATGAAATCATTTACTCAATATCTAGTTGAAGCTGCAGAGAAACACGGAGTTCTTGCTTTCGGTCGCATGAATCCAATCACTTCTGGTCACGAAGCAGTTGTCAATAAACTACACTCAGTTGCAAAAGAACATAACGCATCGCATCAGTTGGTTGTTTCTCACAGTCAAGATGCTAAGAAGAATCCCCTTACTGCTGAACAAAAAGTTAAGCATGCTAAGAATGCATTCCCAGGAACTAATGTAAAAGCAGCAAGCAAAGAATCTCCAACAATTCTACACCACGCTGCAGAAATGCATAGACAAGGTGTTCAACACTTACATGTTGTTGCTGGTTCTGATCGTCATGAAGAAATGAAAACATTATTAAACAAATACAATGGTAAAGAATCTGGTCATGGTCACTATAATTTTAAATCCATAACAGTACATTCTTCTGGTGAGAGAGATCCAGATGCCGAAGGAACTACTGGTATTTCAGCAAGCAAGATGCGCGAACATGCTGCAGCTGGTAATAAAAAAGAATTTCATGCTGGCGCACCATCTAAAATGAAACCTGAACATAAAGAAGCAATGTATAATGATGTCCGTAAGGGTATGGGTGTTAAATGAATGAACTATCGGATCTGTTCAAACTTGTAGCTGAAGCAAAAAAGACTGATCCAGTTGCAATCAAAACCAAAGAAATAAAAGAAAATATCAAGGAAGACCTTGGTAGTATCTTTAATGAAATTGCGTCAATTAAACAGCAAGATCCTGCTGTCAAAAAATCAAAACAAATAAAAGAACATATCCAAGAAGTTGTAAAAGACGATCTTGGATCATTGTTTAGTGAACTCGCTGCACTTAAGAAACCAAAAGAAGAAGTAGTAGAAGTTGTTCAAGAACCTGAACCAATCGTTGAAGAAGTTCTCGTTGAGGTTGCTCCAAAAATTGAAGAGCCACCAACTGTTCCAGAAATAGATAAGTATCTTTCAGGAAAATCTTTTCAGCAACCTGAACCTGATAGAGTAGATCCAAATATTAAAGCCATTCAAGATAAGATGAAGTTTCTTGAACAGGCAATTGGTCGTATCGCAGCTCATGGTCCAGGATCTGGTGAAGTAAACCTGCGATGGCTCGATGATGTTAAGCGTGACACAATTGCTGATGGTCGTTGGTTAAAGTATTCAGCAGCAGATAAGAAATTTGTATTTGATGACATCAATCCATACGAAGTTGTAGAAAACACAACTGAAGTTACAACATCGACATATACAGTAACACCAACTGATTTTTATATCGGTGTAAATTATGCTGGTCCAGTTACAATAACACTACCAGCTTCTGCTAATTCTGGTAGAATGTTAATTATTAAAGATGAAGATGGTGACGCAGAAACAAACCCTATTACTGTCACTGGCACTGTTGATAATGATGCTGGTGGATTTATAATTCAAATTAACAATGGAGCCATTCAGTTAATCTATCGTAATGGCTGGAGAATCGTATGACATATTTGTTTACAAATAATCAAGAAGTTAAAAATGATGTTGGTAACCCTTTACCGATTAGTAAAGATACCTCTGCCAATAGTACATCAAATAGAATTTTTGTAGACACTGGTCTAACTATTCCAGCTGCATTCGATGGTGAGATTAAAAACGATTCTGGTAATCCAATACCAGTATCAAAGAACACAACAGTAAACTCTGCTGCAAACCCTATTAATGTCAGTGCTGCTATTACAGGATTAGTAACTTCAACTGTGGTAGATGGTGCTGCAGATGCATTTGGTAGAATGCGAGTCAGTGAAGCATTTACACTAGGTGACTATAAACATACCTACGGTATTGATCCTAACTTCAGAGATACGCTATCTAATGGCGGTACAGTTACACATATAACTAATCAAGCTGCAGCAAGATTAGCTACCAGTAATAATTCCAGCAGTCGTGCTGTTCACCAGACTAAAATGTATCATAACTACATGCCTGG